AGACAATGATTAGAATGATATGGAATACTCTGTATACAAAGCCTAAGAACTGGCTCTGTGGATTGCAGACGGATAAAGTGCTACACTTCGTGGTTAGCATGGTACTGGTGCAAATGATATTCTTCTTGACCTATAACTTATGGCTTGCTACTCTAGCTACATTTGTTATAGGTATCTTCAAGGAGGTGGTGATTGATAAGCTAGTCAGCAAGGAGAAGGTGGATGCCGATGATTTATGGGCAGACATCTTCGGTTTGTGTGCAGGAGTGATTGCGCTGGTAGTTGGTGCTGCATTGATTCACATTCATGAATGGCTGGCGGTATAATTGGATATAGATATTAATTTAATTATTTTGTTTATGGATGATTTTAAAGAAAGAATGTGCCAAGAGCACAATGAGTTGAGAGAACGTTTAGGCAAACTTAATGTAGCCTTGTGTATGGATGGTTTCCGTGAGAAAGTTGGTGACTATCAGTTTAAATTAATGAAGGAGCAAGCATTGGGTATGGAGAAGTACTTTATTGCTTTGACTGCACGTATGAGGGATATGGGCTTATTTCCTAATGACGAAGGAACGTCATGTGCTTGCGCTGGAATGGGTATCGGTGGGGCTGTTGATGCTCTGAAATTAGGTCTTGCGGTTAGACGTAAGGGCTGGAATGGAAAGGGTATGTTTGTAGTTAAGCAAGTTCCTTCTCATATTGGTGCTGATGTTATCCCTAATATGCAGTCTCTTCCTCAGGCGGTCAAGGACATCTTGATGAATCGTGAGAATCCTTGCATTAACTATAACAACCAGTTGCTTCTCGTTCAGAAGTCTGGTGTTGCAGATTCTTGGACAGCATCATCTAGTGATGTTCTTGCAGACGATTGGGAGATTGCCAATGACTAGTTCTTCTGCCGAATACTACAGAACTCACCCAAAGGCTCGTGAGCGCAAAAAACGTTATGATACCCGCTTTGAGTCTTCTCCTACTCAGAAGGCTAAGCGTAGGGAGTTGGCTCGTCACAACGCTGTTCACGATAAGAAGTATGGGGCAGCTTCACGCAAGGGTATGGATGCCAGCCACACGAAATCAGGAATTAGGTATAAGCCTTCATCGGTGAATCGTGGCTCCAAGACGGATATGGCTGGGGATAGAAGAGCGAGAGGTGGTCGCTGTTAGTGAATAAAAGAATAGGGAGTGCTCACGCATTCCCTATTTCGTTATCCTAACAATCTTAAAACCTATAAACCAAAAAACCTATGAAAAAAACAAACGTTCTTTTTATGAATTACATTTTATCCTTCCTCTTCCGACATCTGTCTCAACTTCTCGGTGAGGGCATTGTGAACCTCACGCTTATCGTCAAGAGTGACGGTCTGTAGCTTAGGGCAGTTAAACTCCAAAATCTTGATGAAGGTTGCTACCTTATCCTTCGGCTCACACTTATACCAAGCTGTCATGAAATCATCCCATGCCTCTCTAGAAAAGTCGGCGCACAACTCACGAAACTCCTTGTTGATAGGAGACTCGTAACCTTTCTTCTTACCTCCAGTCTTTGCCCGACCTTTCTCGAACTGACCTTTTGTATTTCTATCTACTGCCATTGACTTAACTATTTTGGTGCAAAGATAGTAATTATTCGGCAAACGGAAACTTTATCCGTTAACTTACCTACCTAAATAAACGGATAAAATACGAATATCGGATGGTATCAGTATCTTTGTACCATTATTAATAATTAAAATTTCATATATATGATAGGTGCATTAATAGGTGCTGGGCTTGGGCTTGCAAGCAGTATTGCTGGCGGTATAGCTAACCGCAAGGCGAGAAAAAAGCAGGAGCAGATGATTGCCCAGCAGCAGAGAGAAAATCAGGCATGGTATGATAGAAAGTATAATGAAGACCCTACCAAACGTGCAGATACCGTTCGATTGCTCACTCAGATGCAGGAGCAGATTAAGAACAGAAACAAGGCAGCAAAGGGCAGACAAGCGGTGATGGGTGGTACGGAAGACTCCACTACTGCGGTGAAGGAGGCGAACAACAAGACTCTTGCTGATACTACCTCACAGATTGTAGCTGCAAATGATGCCCGAAAGGATAACATCGAGCAGCAGTATATGAACAGAAAGAATCAGTTGCAGAACCAACAGATGGGTATGGAAGCTGAGAAGGCTGCTGATACCGCCAATGCCGTTGCTGGCGTGGCTGGAACTGCTGCCAACATCGCTGCAACTATTGATGGTGGTGCTGGAGCAAAGAAGGCTCCGAACATGAATGTGACTCAGGAGCAGTTGAATGGTATTGCCAAGAATCCGAATGACACTCTTGGCTTGAAGGAGAAGACTACTGGGGTGCCATCGCAAGGCGAACTGAATAGTCTTGGAGTGAAATTGCAGGAACAGAAAGTAAAAGCATAGCCTATGAAAGCATCAGATATGTTACGAAACAACAATGGCTTGAAGACAACACAGAGTGTGCTCAACAAGCAGCAGAGTGGGGTGGATGCCGCACAGAAGGTTGCACAGACTCAGGCTCCAGTCTTCACCCAGCAGCAACTTGATGCGGCTGGCAAGAAGGTTGACCAGATGAATGCTGCTACTCCTCAGAATGAAACACCTACGATGAAGGCGGCTAGAGAGAAGACTATCGCTACTCAACAAGCCATCGCCAATGGTGTAGATGTGAATCAGGGTGCGCCAAGTGATGAGGAGGATAAACCATCCGTACCCATCGTGAAGAAGGAGGAGTCGAAACCTCTGCCTAAGCAGCTATCTTATGCTGATATGTATAAGATGCTGAATCCTGAACTGAATGAGACTGCTGAGCAGAGGGCGAACCGAGAGAAGAAGGAACGTGCCAAGGCTCGTATCGCTGCTACTGGTGATGGTCTTCGTGCGCTCGCCAATATTTTCTTTGCTACGAATGGTGCCAAGGTGGTACACAATCCTGACTCGGATATGACTAAGGCGATTAACAAACGCAAGGCTTATATGGATGAGCAGAGAGAGAAGAATCGGGCATCATGGCTGGCTGGCTATCAGAGGGCACTCGCTCTTGATGAAGAAGCTCGTAAGAATAACCTGACTCTCGCTGAGCAGATGAGGTATCACGATATGCAGAACGACATCAACAAGGTGAAGGCTGACCAAGGGCAGCAGAGAATTGACCAAGGAAACAGAAGACTTGACTTGTCGAAGATGAAGTATCAGACTGATGCTGATTACAAGAAGGCAGTCTTGGCTATCAAGAAGGCTCTGGCTGATGGGCAGATTTCTCATTGGCAAGCACAAGAGGCCATACAACGTATGAATGCTGAAACTGGTCGTATTCGTGCTAATAAGTCGGGTAGTAGCAGTTCTCGAACTGGCTCCTACTCAGGAGAGGTTGATGAGTATATGGATTTGATGGAAAAAGACCCTGAGGGCATGGCTGAGGCTGCAAGGGAGGTAAAGAAAATGGGCTACTCTCCTAAAACGGCAGCAGGAAAGAAGGCTCAGAAGATAGCCTATCAGCGTAAGCATGGTAAGGGTAAACAGAACCATACGTCATCATCCAACAAGGGTGGCAAGAAGAAGACAGGTGTTAATTGGATAAAATAATAGATAATATGCCAAAATACAAACCATTATACTCCCTTTATAAGGGATTGAGAGAAAGTAAGTATGATGTTCCTGATAGCTATGCTAGCTTTCAGAAGACGTTAACTCAGGCTGGCAATGCAGGAGCAAAGAGTAGAAGAGGATTGTATCAATCCTTGAAGGATAGTAACTATGATGTTCCTGATACTTATGAAGACTTCTATAAGAATCTTTTCGTTCCAGTGAATAGTACAACATCTAGGGCTTTGAAAATCGGTGAGAATCCGAATACTCCTACGGTAAATAGGTATCGCCAAAAGATGTTTGATTCTGTTGACCCAAATAAAAATGGGTTGAATAACCTTTCAAATCGGGCGGTTGGTCAGGCAGTAAGGGCAACCAATAATGTTCGTAAGCCAGTAATCGCAAAGGTTGTAAATCAGAAAGGTAAGCCAACTGGAAAGGAGTTTGCTATTACTCCTGCCAAGACCGCAGAAGACCTTGATAGAGAGTATGCTCAGGAGACAACAAAGAACTGGGAGAATGAACTGCATGACCAGATAGCTGATGCCGACAAGGATGCAGCAAAGATTAGCGATATGTTCAAGTCCTTCATTGGTTCTACTGATGAGGTCGGTAGCGTATGGGGCAATATGACTAGGGGTGGCGGTATCGCTGGTACTCCTCATAGTGTTACTACCAACAATGGTATCTTGGAGAATACAGAAGCCCGACAAATTCTTGCTGCTGGTGACTACAATCGTAAGAGAAGAGAACTCTTGCAGTTGGAGCAGGATTCAAGAAATGGTGCAATCTTTGACAATCATTCTTTTTTTAGAGGAATGTATGATGCTGCCAAAGATACTGGATTCCTGACTGGCGGTGCGTCTGACCTTATCAATGCTGGCTCCTTGCTTGCGACCAAGCAGGATTTGGATAATGGTGTTCATACGGAAGCTGGAGATATGCTGATGCAGCAAGCGGTAAAGAATAGTAATGCACAGAGTCAGTATGGTGACAATCAGGGATGGATGTATACTGGTGGTGTTATCACTACTAATATGGCTCCTTTTATGGTGCAGATTGGTAGTGCAGGATTCTCCAAGGGTATGAGTAATGCTATTGGAAAGGTCGTGCAGGGTACAGCTTCAAAGGTGGCATTGGGTACTATGGAGAAAGCTACTGGAATGGCTGGTGCTCATATCGCAAATTATATAGGTAAGGTAACTGGTCTTACTACCAAAGCATTCGGCAAGGCTGTCCAGTATGGAATTGTAGGTGCTGCCCAAGCCAATACGGTTGGTCTTGGAAATGTTGCTAACGATGTAATTAACCGATATACTGGTCAGGTTTATCAGGATGAGCAGGGCAGCTACAAGTTCGGTACATTTGATAGTGATGGTAACCTTGTGCATGAAGGAGGTGAAGACTTCCTTACTTCCCTTGTAAAAGGTGATGCGGCTCAGACCATTGAGTTTGCTACTGAGTTGGCTGGCGGTGGCATTGATGCTGTGGGTACTGCCCTGAAGAACTTCGTTACCAAAGGTGGCAAGAAAATTATCAACAAGTACAACATGGAGAATGTTTCCAAGGTTATTGACTTCTTGCTTAATAATAAGGTTTCAAAGAATGCAAGATACTTGAAGGCTGGTGCTGACAGAACACTTGGTAAGGTGGAACTCAATAGCATTGTCGGTGAGTCTCTGGAGGAAGAGTTGGGTATCATCGCCAACACGGTCTTTACTGGTGATAACAAAATCTCAGACTTGTGGGATGAAAAGCAGCAGTCACAGATATGGGGCGGTATGCTCTTGTCTATCGGATTGATGAAGGGTGCTGTTGCTCCTTTCCATGCTTATAATGCCAAGCAGTATTATTCCTATAAGCATAAGCTAGACAAGGCTGATGTAAACTTGTCTCAGTTGCTCGGTAAGGAGAAGTGGGAAGAACTCCGTAATCAGATTGATGCTACAACAAACGATGATATGCCTGAAATGGTAAACAAAATCAATCGTGATGTTGCTCTTGGTAAGAACAGACAGCCAGTGCGTGAGTATATTCAGAACTTGCTCATCATGCGTGGCTATGACATCGGCAACATGCTTGCTGCAAAGAAGGCAGTTGAAGACAAGGGTGAAGGTGTTTCTGTGAAGAATATGGAGAAGAATCAGGCATACCAGCAGGGTCGTGATGCTTACGGCTATGATACACATGAGATTCAGCTAGACCAAGAAGACAAACAGAAGTCTCTTGCCCAACTTATCGGTATATCAGAGCAGCAGTTGGCATCCATGAGTGATGAGGAACTTGAAGCACTCTCTGGTCGTGATGATAATATTGATAGGGCTATTTATGACTACCAGTTATCTACTGCTCGCTATGAAGGTGTGATTGATAACGCAAGAGACCAGATAGACTTGGAGGTTCAAAGAGCAGCGCAGGCGGTTGATATGTATACCGACAAGTCTCGTAATACAATCCGAAATGCTACCATCAAGGCTACTGGCGGCTTGGAAGATTATGGTGTATATATCATCAATGGTAATATTGCTACCCATGAAGATGGTTCTATTGACATTAGTAATAGCGATGATATGATTCTGTATTATGACCCAACTACTAATACGGTTGAGCATGCTGATGCCACGATGTTTGCTGAACTGGGTAGTGAGGAGAATGCTGATGAAGTGAGAAGTCAGGCTATGGCTGATGCCAAGGAGAAGGCTATCAAAGAAACTACTGGTATCATTGATGGTGTTGTTGAGGTAGGTACTCAGTTCAAAACCGTTGGTGCAGATGGAACAGAGCATACTTATGAAGTGCTGGCAGATAATGGTGATGGTACTGCAATGATTACTATTGATGGTAACGTACCTACTGAACTTGTCAATGGTGAGAGTGTAAATATTCCAGTCTCGTTTGAAGAGTTGCAGAAGATGAAGGATGAGTATGACCAGCAGAGATTGCAAGCTGCCAAGGCTGAGCGTGAGCAGATGGTGAAGGAACGTGCTGTACAGCAGACTCAGGAGACAGAACAGACTCAACCTTCATTTGATTTCAATCAGATTCTCAATGATAATGGTAACGTGGTGCTCATTGATGTGCTCGACAAGGATGGTAATACCAAATATCCTGACTCTAGATTGTTCCTCATTCGTGATGCTGGTGCCAAGGCTAAGGTAGTGGAGTTGAAGAGTGATGGCACTCTCGTTCCTCATGCTGTGAACAAAGAAGATGTGGCTACAATATCTTCTATGTCGCTCGATGAATACAAACAAGCTATGCCTGAATCCTCAATGATAGAGGATAATAGTGGGGAAGAATCTGATGAGGATTCTCAGCTTGCAAATCTCGGTTTGCCTAAAGGTAGCGAGATATGGATGAGTGGCGATGGTTTTGGAAGACCAAAGGAAAACACTCAATCAAAAGTTGTCGGTATTGATGAGCATGGCAGTATCATCCTTGAAGATAAGGATGGCAAAAAGTGGTCTGCATCATTTGATTATATCAACAACCATCGTGAGCTTCCACCTTTGGATGAGAATACCAATATCGTTAATGAGGAGAATAATCAATCGGAATCAAATGCCGAGGAGAATACTCCTGCTCCTGAGCAGACTCCTGCCATGACCCTTGAAGATGGAACCATTGTTCCTATGCTGGAGGATGGAAATCCTGACTTCTCGAAGCTGACTGCCGCACAGACTGCTGAGTTGTATGATACTCAGTTTGGTGAGGATGCAGATAGTATCGTATCTGGATATGTGTCTGATGCAAAGAAGGCACTCGACAAGGCTAGCAACATGACCGTGAAGGGTAAGACTTTCGTGGAACAGAAGGCTGCCAAGGATGCCAAGGAGAAGGCGATTGCTGATGCTCAGGCGGCTTATGACTCTGCTATCGCTATTCGTGATGCCTATAATGAGCGACAACTTGCCAAGGTGGAAGATACTGCTGAGGGTAGGAAGGAACTCATTGAGAAGGCAAGAAGAAAGTTCGCTCGCTTGAAGAGTGCTGTGAAGGATGATGCTGAGGCTGTATCACAACTCTATAGAGAAACTATCGGTTCTCTCCTTCATCGTCTGTATGATAGTACTGGCATTGACGTGTCTGATACAACTCCGCTTACTGCTGAGGAGTATGTGGCTAGCAACCTCGGTGCTCACTCTCTCAACTATGAGGGAACAGAGACAAGCAAGGGTGTTAAGCAAGAGACTGGATTGAGCAGAGAAGACTTTGCCAAGACTCAGTTGCTCGCTGCTGATGGCAAGGGAATAACCATTGACAACCTTGTGCATAGTCTGTGGGAGAATCGTCCATCAAACCTTGAATCACTAGACACTCAGGATATTCGTAATGCTCTTATCGGTGTACTCACTAGCGGTTTCAAGGCATCGGAAGCAAGGAATTTTGTTGAAAATATTCGCATTGCTCAGGCTGAGAACATACTTGAAGAGCAGAAACGTGCTCAGGAGGATGCAGCCTATTCTGAGCAGCATAAGGCTGAGCCAGAGGCCGAGTTGAAGGCGAAGTCAGATGAAAAGGCTGAGTTGAAGGCGAAGTCAGAGGCGAAGTTGGATAATGAATCGGATAATGAAAACATAAATGACAATATAAATGATAATATAAATACTCCTGAGGTTCCTGAGGATGCAACGGACGAGAATCCGCTTGGTTTGCAACTTAGCGAGGATAAGGTTCCGTTTGAAATCGAAGGAGGAAAGAGCGGTGAGACGTATGATATAAACGACAATGAAGACAGACAGAGACTTATCAATGACAACAAGGTGGACGATAAGGACATCTTGGATATTGATATGCCTAAACACGTACACAAGGCTATTAAGGAATTGTGTAAGAAGATGGGATTGAAGGTTCAGTTCCTCTATATGGGTGCAAGGTCAAATGGTTGGATTGAGAATGGAACCATGTATCTTGCTCTGGACACAGAGAAGGCTACACAGTTTGTCTTTGGTCACGAAATGACTCATGCAATCAAGCAGAAGAATCCTGAAGCATACAAAGAACTCGTTAAGGTTGCCATGGCTGTAACAACAAAAAAGAAGTTTGAGGAAGACTTGGCTAAGGTTTATCAAAACTACCATGGTATCTCTGGATATAACAATGTTGATGATTACGTTGAGGAGGTTGTTGCTGATAACTTAGGAAAGTTCATTAATGACTTTGACTTGGCACAAAAGTTCTCTCTTCGTCTCAATCATCCTGTTTTGGGAACGATTCTTCATGCTATACAGAAGATAAAGAGTCTGCTATATGGTGACTTCTACAAGTCTGTAGATGCTTTGGAGCGTATCGTTGAAAAGGCATACGTTGATACTGCCAAAGGTGAGGTGACGAACTCTGAGACTGGCGAAGATGTTTCATTCTCTCTCCGTCAAAAGCCTGAGCCTAAGAAGAAGGGCATTGGCTACAAGGTGTTCGTGCTAAAGGATGGTAAACTCTATCCACCAATGGTAGCGAACCCTGATGGTGCTGCTACTCCAGTTGGTGTATGGCTCGATGCTGATGCGGCTCCTATTGCAGGAGAAAGCAAGACTGGCAGACCTCAGGTTAAGCAGGGTGGCAAGGGAACACAAGGCGGTAGCGGTAAGCTAGCCTATAGACCAGGCTGGCATCTTGGTGTAGTGCCTTACGCTATCCAGTTCAACCGCAAGGATGCTGAGGGCAATAAGACTCTCTTCCCTAAGAACTTCGTCTTCGCTGAGGTGGAGTATGCTGCTGATGTAGATTATCAGGAGGAAGCTCGCCAAGAGGGTATCAATCCATCGGGCAAGTATCAGCATTCTCTTGCTGGCTTGAAACATCTGCCAACTGATGGCTATTATATGTATCGTACCAACCCGAACCCTGAGACTGACCCTTGGGTGATTACTGGTGCGATGAAGGTGAACCGTATCTTGACCAGAGCAGAGCAAGCGGAACTTGTGAAGAATGCAGGTCGTGAACCTCAGCAGATTCAGGAGGGCGATATTGTTACTGATGATGTTGTGAATAGCATCAATCAGGAGATAGCTGATGCTCCTAAGTTCTCGTTAAAGGTATATCATGGTAGCGGTGCTGACTTCACAGAGTTTGACTTCGACCACATGGGCGAGGGTGCTGGCTCCCAAGTATTCGGTTGGGGTGGCTATGTTACTTCATCTAAGAAGATTGGAAAGAGTTATGCTAACATAGTAGATGCCAATGCTCCTCATCAAGATGTAGAATATGTTGGTAATAACGCTCATGAATATACTGATGTAGTTGCTGGCTTGTTTAATGGTGGTCAGAGAGATTATGATGATGTTAAGGAGTTCTTGCTGAATGGTTATAATGCCGACAAGGATAATGCTCGGAAGAAACAGATGTTGGAATGGTTTGAAAGTACAAAACCATCTGATTGGAAGTCTGTTAATGATGGCAAGCGTAATCTCTATGAGGTGGATATTCCTGATGATAATGGCAGTAACTATCTGGAATGGGAGAAGAAACCATCTGATGAGGTTGCAACAAAGATAATTGAAGGTCTTTATGGCTTGGATGCTAAGACCCTTGATGATATGGCTTCAAAGGATATTGTGTTCAGAACTCTGTTGTATGATTACATCAAGAATGCAGACAAGGAGCAGATGATTCCACTCCTTGTGAAGACTCATGCTCTAACTAAGGGAACCACCTATGACAATGGAAATGTGGAAGATGATATACGATTTGTGTACAATCGTTTATCTAGATGGATGGGCAGTTCAAAGGCTGCAAGTCAGTTCCTCTCTTCTCTTGGTTTTACTGGTATAAAATATCCTGCTGGAACCATCATGGGTGGTGCTGAGGAAGATGATACCAACTATGTTATCTTTAAGCCTGAGGATATGAGAATCACAGAGCATACCAAGTTCTCTCTCCGTTTGAAGTCTGCTATTGAAGAAACAGAAACCAATCCATCTGACGCACAGAAGGAGAGCGGAAACTACAAGAAGGGACACGTCAAGTTCGGTGGCTACGATTACACTATAGAAAATCCAAAGGGTTCAACTCGCTCAGGCAAGGATGCCGATGGTAAAGAATGGAAAGTTATCATGCACGATACCTATGGCTATATCCGTGGCAAGTTTGGCAAGGATGGTGACCATCTGGATATGTTTATCAATGACAAGGCAGACCTTGATAATTGGAATGGTGATGTGTTTGTCGTTGACCAAGTGAATCCTGATGGCTCGTTTGATGAGCATAAAGTAATGTATGGCTATGACTCCATGGATGATGCCAAAAAGGCTTATCTCGCCAACTATAGCGATGGTTGGCAAGGTCTTGGAGATATTACTGGAGTAAGTAAGGATGAGTTCGACAAGTGGCTTGATACGAGCAAACGTAAGCTAAAGCCATTTAAAGACTATGCTAAGGTAAAGTTCTCGTTGAAGGATATAAAGCCAGTTGGTGTTGGTGCTTTCGGAAATATATACAATCAGTTCCGTGGCAATGCCAAGGCTGCAATCGAGTTCTTGAAGAAGGTTCGTGGTGGAGAAGCTGTCGGTGCTCTTCATCACAAGGATATTGGTGATATTGATTTGGTTTGGGGCAAAGAAGGAACTGGACATAGTGACGGCTATGGTCTTTCTAAACTAGTGAAGTATCATCCTGAGGTTCTTGATGATTTGCAGGAGATTCTGAATGATATGCGTGTAGTTTCAAGCAGTAAGAATCGTGTAAACTTGGAAAGTGAAACCCATAAGGCTGGTGTTCGTCTTACTTGGGATGGAGAAAGAAAATCTTGGTTGTTGACTGCATTTAAAAAGGAAACTTCGGCAAGCGACAAGAGGACAGACACTGCCGCTACTTCGTTGGAAGGTGACACCGCTCTCTCCCAAACCGAAGGTTCTGCTGCAAAGATAGACAATTCTTCTGAAACTACCAAGGAAAATGGCGAAAAGTTTTCATTGAAGGATGAAAAAACTCTTGCAGGAGTGCATAACATATCAGAAGAGAAGCTGTTGAAGGCTATCAAACAAGGTGGTCTTGCCAATCCGTCTGTGGCAGTCATTGACTCTAGTAAGCAAGACCATAAGGCGTATGGTGGCATTTCCTTAATTATGCCTTCCGATAAGATTGCCAAGCGTACTGGCAAGAATGCAGGTACTTGGCAGGGTGATGCTTATACTCCTACTTATCCGCAAGTAGAGAGACAGATGAGCAATAAGGGGGCTGAAAAAGCTTCTAAAGATGTTAGTTCTGTTTCTAGCGATATGTATAGCGAGGTAAGAAGAGGACTTGACAGATGGCTGGATGGTGGAGAAGCGAACTCTGCTATGGCTTATATGTTCCTTCACGAAAAGGGTGTGGCTCCTGAACCGAAGAAGATTCAGCCTAAGTTTAGTGATGAGGCTTATAACGAGTTGAAGTTTATTACTGCTGGAGACTTCAATATCTATGGTATCGGCAAGGCTGATGCTCAGAAGGTCTTGGATATGTACATTGAGGCAAAGTTTGATGGCGATAAGGATTTGTATGAGGAGAAGACCAAGGCTTGGCTGGAAAGAAATAAGTCTATCGTTGATGCTGGTGCTAAGGGTGGAATGAGATATGCCATTGCCAAGGAGAATGTTGAACTGTATGATGAATATGGTTTCAACTATAAGGGCGTGCAGACCTTCGTCCGTGATGTAGAGTATGACCATCGTAAGAGTGGCGTTGATACGAATGCTACGCTTAATGATGTGGAAGACTACATCAAGACCAATAACCTGACAGATGAGTTCAATACTTGGCTGGAAGGTAAGGAAAAGAAATATGGAATTAAGGAGGTAATCTTTGATGGCTTTACTCCTAGTGGCAATCGTAGATATGTGCCAAACACCTTGGAGAATGTTTCCAAGATAATGAAGAAACAAGGTCGAAATGGCGCAACTGGTGCGGCTGTATCTTTCCAAAACTTTGCAGCAAGACTGATGCCTTCTTATGGAACATTGAAGGATATTCGCTCCAAGAAAGGTTTGTTGACTTCTGACCGAGAGAAATTTGATAAATTCAGAGATAAGTGGTCTAATGTTTTCTTTGAACTTGGTAATAAATGCCAACCAGATTCCACAAGTGCTTTTGATAGTTATGGCATGGAAAGACTCTCTGAGGCTGCAATGACCAGCGACCCACAAGCATACTTGAAGAAGGTGTATAATGTGGACTTCTCAGATGAGGACACAAAACGTTTGAAGGAAATGGTTAAGGCTATCAAGGAAGAGCATCCTGCCATGTACTTTGAGACTAAGTTTGAACGTCCAGTTAGATTTGATGAGTTCTCTTCTGCTGTTGTTCCTACTACTACCAAGAAAGAGGTGAAGGAGGCGTTGAAGAATGCTGGTGTATCAATCTTTGAGTATGACGAAAAGAGCGATGCAGACCGCAAGCGTGCCTTCAATGAAGCTATCAATAGTAGCGACAATATACGATTCTCTCTGAAATCAATGAAGGAGAAACCAGAGGGATGGAAACAAGCAAACAAAAAGGCTATACATATTGCAGAAGCTATTGAGCGTGACCCTAAGTTCTCCTTGAAGAACCTTGATGGCACTCTTATTAAGGCTGGAACCTACTTTAGCGGTGGCGGTCTTGTTGAGGAAGGCTTGAAGGGTATCATCGACCCAGTGGTGGCAGTGGAGTATGACGAGAAGATAAGCGGTGTTTATCGCAACAATTTCGGACAGCACATCGTTACTGCTGATGTTCGTGACGTTGACCCTAAGGAGTTGGTGAAGCAGATAGATGGCGAGGTGGAGTACTTCCATGCCAGCCCAGTCTGCAAGAACTACTCTCAGGCGAAGAGTAACCATGCTGAGGTGGAACTTGACAAGGAGACTGCTGCTAGTACTGCCGAGTTTATCAATGCCGTTAAGCCAAAGGTGGTGACTATTGAGAATGTGAAGGGATATAAGGATTCGGATGCCATGAAGACTATCACGGATGCGCTTGATGCCAACGGATATACTTGGGATGCAGATGTGTATAATGCTGCTGACTATGGCGGCTACACCAACCGAGAGAGATTGATTGTCCGTGCGGTTCGTGATGGTAAACTTCCTGCCAAGCCAAAGAAGATGGCACACAAGAGTGGATGGTATGAAGTTGTGGCTGATATTATCCCGACCCTGACCGAGAAGAAGAATGGCGTGGCTCCTTGGATGGATATTCGCTTGAAGGCTGATGGTATTGACTGGCGAAACATTGACAAGCCATTGTATGTGATGGGTAGTGCCTACGCTGATGGCAAGATTCCTCATGCTTTTGCTGATGAACTGCTGCCAACACTCAGAACGAAGAGTGGTGATGTGATTGTGATGCCTGACGGCAAGGTATTTCGTGCCATGGGCAGAGTGCTCGCTAGAGTATCAGGAGTGAGCGATGATTACAAGATGCCATTCTCCGAGAACCTGAGCCATACCATCATCGGCAACGGAATCCCTACCCAGTTGACGGAACATGTTATTGCTCCTCTGCTTACTGGTTCTGACCCTAAGTTTAGCATCCGTACCTATCATGGTACTGGTGCTAAGTTTGACAAGTTCGATTTATCCCATGCCTTGGAGGGCGAGGGAAGCGAGACCTTTGGGCATGGTGTGTATGTTACGAACTCTAAGGAGATAGGCACAGATTATGCACAGAGAGCTAAGGATAAGAAGGCAATATTTGGCTTTGAATTTGTAAATCCACAAAGTATGTCAAAAGAGGCACAGGATATGCTGAGACATTATATATATAAGCATCAAGATGTGGCAAAGGGCTTGGAGAATGCACGTAAAGATTTGAAAGATGTTATAGGAAAATTCCCTGATACAGATTATCTGCAAGAACTAAACGAAATTCTTGCAAAGGACGATGATAGCATAGCTATACCAAGTAATAGAGCATATCGATATGATGTGGATATTCCTGATGATAATGGCAGCAACTATCTTGGATGGAATGAGTCTCAAAACTTCCCATTGGAAAAATGGTATAGACTATGGGAAATAACTCATGAAGGATTTAATGAAAACGAGTATTTCAAAGATGGTGGAGCGAGATATGATATAGATAGGATTGAGCGTATCACCCAAATGAAACTTGAATCGCCAGAAAATGGTATGCAGAAACTTCCTACATTAAAAGGTGAAGAACTTTATCATGCTTTGGAAGACTTCTTCAACCGTGAAAGACCTTCGTATGGTGCAGAATTAGCATCAAGGGCTTTGAGTGAAATAGGTTTTGTCGGTATCAAGTACCCTGCTGGAATGATTCATGGCGGTGCAGAGGAAGGTGATTACAACTACGTGATATTTGATGAGAACAATGCCAATATCGTGGGGAATACTAAGTTCTCCTTGCGCTACGACAAGTTTGAGCATGACCTGAACCAGTGGAAGAAGGATAATAGTCTGCCTAAGGATGCCCAGCGACCAACCATCCCACAACGCAACGCTGGTGAGAGTGCCGTTGACTTCCTGAGGAGAGTGGACGAGTATCGCAAACAGATGGCTCTGTGGAAGACTGCTCCAACCTACGAGCAGCATCTTCTGAGTGATGATACTGCCCTTGGAGAGTTCAACCGAGAGTTGCAGCGTGGTTCTGTTCTGAAACGTATCGCCTTCCAAGATAGTATGCTGGCTATCCGCAAGGCTCAGGAAGCTATCATGAAGGAAGTGGGTGTTGACCGCCTGAATATGGCTGAGGATGCCTATACTGCCGAGAACCGCAGCCATGGCAAGGGAAAGAACGAGTTTGAGGAGTACAACAATGAGTTCTTGCAGCCATTGAGAAAGGCTTATCATCAGATGAAGAAGGTACTGGGCGATAGCTATGATAATGTTCGTATCTACATGATGGCTAAGCATGGCTTGGAGCGTGATGCTCAGATGGCTTTCAAGAAGTCTCTGGAAGCTGACTATGAGGACGTGGCTCAGAGAAGTGCGGCATACAAGGCTTACAAGGGCGATATGAACCGTATCATTAATGATAGCGACTTGGAGTTTGGAAGAGTGGATTTCACTACTTGGAGACAGAGAGACAATGCACTAAGGGCGAAATATTCTCCATCTTATATGGACTATCGCTATGACAAGAATGGTATTGTCTACGATTACTCAGGCTTGTCGGCTCTCTTCGGTGGCTCAGACTTTGAGGAAGCTGCCCACAAACTGGTAAGGGATATTGAGAGTAATCACGTAGCAGAGGTGCATGACCTTTGGGATGCCACGAATGCGGCTACCAAGAAAATTCTCCGTGATGGCTATAAGGCTGGCATGATGAACAAAGATACTTATCAGTATGTGCGTGATATGTATAGCCATTATATTCCTCTCCGTGGCTGGGATGGTACTACTGCCGACCAAGTATGGGACTATATCGGTGGCGGCAAGGGTGCTTTCAATCAGACCTTGAAGAAGGCACATGGACGAACCTCCATCGCTGATGACCCTATCGCCTACATCGAGAACATGGCAGAGAGTGGAATCCTGCTGAACAACAAGAACTGGGTGAAACAACACCTGATGCTCTTGGCTCAGAATCATCCGACCTCTCTTCTTACCCTGAGCAAGGCTTGGTATGTGAAGAGTGTGGATGATAATGGCAACGAAGAGTGGATTCCTGCTACACCTCAGATTACTTCTCAGATGAATAGCAATCAGGTGAAAGCTGCCATTGATGCTTTCGAGAAGAAGATGGAGCAGATGGCGCAGACTGGCGATGCTACCCAGAAGAGAGACGGATTGAACATAGCCTATCCCCAGACTCATAGCGAGGAGAGAGAACATGAGGTGCGAGTGATGAAGAATGGCGAGGAATATGTTATCTACGTGAATGGTGACCCTCAGTTGGCTCAGGCGATGAACAATACCAGAGCACACCGAGTAAGAGAGATTCAGAGCGGCAAACTTGATAGGGCTGCTGCTTGGTTGGGCAGAAAGATGGCTGCTGCCTACACCAGTCTTTCACCTCTCTTCATTCCTTCCAACTACTTCCGAGACCTGACAATGACGCTGGCATCTACCGCTATTCGTGAGGATGCAAAATATAACTATCTGCTCATAAAGAATCTTGCTACCTCTTGGAATCTCGGTTTCATGCTGAGAGACTATCAGAGCGGTAAGTTGAGAGATAAGGTAAACAACGGAAACGCTACTCCAAAGGAACAGATGTTCTATGACTTCATGATGAATGGTGGCGAGACTGGATTTGTCTCTTCGCTTGATGTGGAAGACTTGAAGAAGAAATTCAAGAATGATTTGAAGGATTTGGATAGATGGAAGACGAACCCAGTAAAGGTAGGGCACACCATCATGGATGGCATTGAGTTCCTGAATAGAGCAATCGAGGATAGTAACCGATTTGCGGTTTATATGACCTCTATTCAGTATGGACGTTCCATTGATGAGGCTGTGAATGATGCCAAGGACGTGACCCTGAACTTCAACCGCAAGGGTACTGGCGAATATGGCTGGCAGATGATTAGAAATCTCTATCTCTTCATCAACCCAGCAGTACAGAGTTTGCAGACCCTTGGTGCGCTTGCCAAGCATCATCCTTTCAAGTTTACGGCTGTTACTGCATCATGGTTGGCGAGTGGTGTGTTGGTTCCTATCGTTAACGCTGCCCTGATGAGTCTGTTGGGTGGTGATGATGATAAGGATAAGTACTGGCAGTTCACAAAGTGGGATAGAAGAAACAACTTTATTATGTGGATTCCTACGACCCATGAGTTCGTGAAGATTCCGCTGGCTCAGGAGTTCCGTGCTTTCTATGGAGTTGGCGATATGATTGCATCCAAGATGATGGGTGGCGAGTTGGCTGAGGAGAGTTGGAGCCAGTATGCAGAAGACTTGCTCGGTCAGGTAGTGGATATGCTTCCGCTTGACCCTACTGGCTATGATGGCAATATTGCGGTCAGTCTGATGCCGAATGCTATTCGCCCAGTCTTTGAGTTGGCTTTCAATGTAGACTTTACTGGCAAGCCATTATTCAAGGAGACAGAGTATAACAAGTATGACCCGAACTTTACCAAGGCATACGTGGGCACTCCTGATTGGTTGGTTCGTATATCAAGGATGGTTAACTCAATCGGAAACGACTATCCTGATGTGCAGCAGAATAGCATAGATGCTTTCGGTGACCCAAAATACAACCTGAACAACCCTGCCGTGGTTGACCATGTATTGTCTTCTTACCTCGGTGGTGCTTACACCATGGGCAGTCAGGTGCTCGGTTTGCTTACCAAGTCACTCAATGACCGGAAGGAAATCAAGGTGGCTGATATTCCGTTATTCAGCAAGTTCGTCAGCAATCCTGATGATAGACCAGTAAGCAAAAAGCAGGGTGATGAGTTCTGGGATAAGAAGGAATACTACGACCGTGCTTCCAACACAATTAGCAAGTTGAAGAAACAAGCTAAGATTGATGGAGATTATTCCCTGCTTGAACGTTTCTATGGCTCTGAGGAATACAAGACTTACAAGTTGTATGAGAAAGATGTAAAAGATTACAAGGAGGCAAGAAAGAAGGAACGTGCGGAGGAGAGCGGTGATGAGTACAGACCGCACCAACTTAATGCTGAGGACATCTATAATAATCATGCTACCCCTATGGATGAGTTTGAGGATATGAAGTTGAAACAACTATTTGAAAAGTTAAACTCATTCAAGACTAGATATGATGCTATTGTAGATAATGCCCCAAATGAGAGCGATGGCTACTACAACACCAACAAGGCTGCCATTGATGCCATTGACGAGATTTCCCTTGATAAGCAGGAGATTTCCGAGTTGAAGAAAGGTTTCTTGGATGATGGCAAGGATGTCTACAACGCTGAGGATATGAAACAGATTCGTGACCTGAGAAAGAAGATTCTTGCCGTGCTGGAGAAGGCTAACAAGGTAGTTGTGGCTAACCAGAAGGCGAAGATAGAGAAGTAATACATATATGACTATCCCCTGAAAGTGCTAGGCTTTCGGGGGATAATTGCTTTTAATCTGAAACTTATCGCCTATTAAAATCATCTAAATCTATCAATCTGTAAATATTTATAAAGTTTAACTTTTAAAGTTGTGCGTAAATGTATCTGTTTACTAGTTTCTTATTATATTTGCTACCTCTAAGAATTTTTGATTAAATCAGCAAAAGAATCTCAAACATATAAACTTTAAAAAAAACAATGGCTTATGAGACAAGAAGAAGACGAAGACCTACGAGTCAAGAAGTTAATTGGAGAGATTACTAAACTTCTCCCCGAACGCAGCAAGATTAAGACGGACTTGCTTTATTTCAAGTATGCGCCTATTTTGGTCATGCTTATGCGATGGTATGGTGTATCTCAGTTCTATGACAACAAGATGGAGATTACACTATGGTACGAAGAGAATGAGGAACCTGTCTGGTTCTTCTACTTCATCACTTACATTCTATACCCGATTTCCCTTTGGAAAGGTCAGGTATTGCACCGATTGTGTGTGGAGTGGCGCATCCCGATACTCTATATCGCAGGGGTTAACGTGATACATATCATGTACGACTCTGTTGTTATCACAAAGCAAATGTACTATTGTGATATGTTCCTGATTACACTCATTTTAATTCTATATGCTTATGTCGCAATTAGTAAATTACAGCATCATCGAAGCTGGACTTCGTGCTCTCGCAGATAAGGCACATGAATCAGCAGTTGCCCAAGCAGAGGGCAAGCCTATCCCTTGCGGTCTGTCGGAAGGAGATATGGAACTTGTGGCACTTCTTACTGCCATGATGAATGATACGCAAGCCAACAAAGGATGGTGTGCTCACGAAATGGGAAAGTCTATCTCATCCTTCGAGAAGTATGTTCACGATGGCAAGATACCCGAAGGCATCCATGACCAGTTCGGGCATGAAAAGAAGTGGAATAAGTCGTTAATCAGATACTTCGCTAATAAGAAGGCTTTTTTCCACAAGCTATCACGTAAGTACGGCATCCATATTTAGTAATAGCAACACCTTATTATATATAGGAGAGACCCAATCGCCCCTCCTGTATATTTACGACCTTTTCCGTAACCATAAATCTTTGCTAATCACACACTTATATAATCTTTTACGAGTTTATCTATCTATATCCATATTATTCGTATCTTTGTGCTCGTAACGTTACAAAGTGAGAATCATAATTTAGTGTTTAACAAAAAAAGATTTCAGGATAATATGGAAAGTAAAACGTATGTATTCGGAAACGAAGGCTCAACATCTAATAATGGGATGCTCGGTCTTCTTGCGCCTCTGCTCCAGAAGCAGGGTGTTGACCCAAATGTCCTCCTTGCCATGAAGGGAAACAATGGTTTCGGTGGTGAAGGTGGATGGTTTATGTGGGTAATATTCCTTTTCTTCCTCATGGGCTGGGGAGGTAACGGCTGGGGAGGTTTCGGCAATAATGGTCGTGGTGGTCTCGCCAACGAGATTAACAATGACTATGGTCGTGGTCTCCTGATGGATGCCATCGGTGGCAACCGCAATGCACTCAGCAATTTGGCTACCCAGTTGAACTGCACCGAAGGTCAGATTCAGAGTGCTATTTCTGCCTTGACCTCTCAGGTTCAGAGTGTAGGTAATCAGGTTGGTATGAGCGGTATGCAGACCATCAATGCTTTACAGCAGGGTAATATGCAGATTGCTCAGCAGATTGCAAACTGCTGCTGCGAGAACCGCTTGGCTATCTGCCAGCAGACTGGAACCTTGCAGAATGCCATCAACAATGTAGCTAATGGTCAGGAGCGTGGCTTCTCCAATGTAGCTTACGAGACTCAGAGACAGACTTGTGACTTGCACAACGCTATCAAGGATAGTACTCAGACTATCGTTGATGGTCAGAAGCAAGCTGAAATGAGAGAGTTACAGAATAAGATTGATGCTCTTCGTGAAGAGAATAGCACCTTCAAGTCTTCTGCAATGACCTCTCAGATTGTGGGTCAGGCTGTGGCTCCTATCAATCAGGTATTGGCTGGCTTGCAGAACGAGGTGGCTGGTATCAAGTGTAAGTTGCCTGAGACCGTGACCACTCCTTACAGCCCATTTACTGCGGTTCCTAACTGCGTGGCTTATCAGGCTGGTTTGTATGGACTGAATGCTGCAAACAATGCAGGATTCTGGGGTTAATCAGGAAAGGAGGCTGCTATGTTTTGGTTAAGACCATTTACATGGGTGAATCGTAATGGTTCGGCAGCTATCGCTTCTACGGGCGTGGTGGTGAACACCAACAATGTTGTTTTCTCGTTCAAAAACCATGCTTTCCTGAATGCTAGCTATAGGGGTACGATTTTCGTGAACCTGATGCAGGCTATTCCGACAGGAACGACTGGTACGCTGCCTATCCTTTTCGAGACCAACGGAGCGACACAGGCTGTAACTAAGTTTAATGGCGCACCATTGACGGTTGCAGACGTGCAGGGAACTGGTGTTTATCAGTTCTGGTTTGAGAGAGATACTAACACCCTACAGATGATGTCGGGTATTGTTTAACAAGAATAGATAATAGGAGATTACATTATGTTTCAAGGTTTAAGAACTAATTCTTTATTCTATGTGCTCGACAAGGGCGAGAACCCGAACTTGCGAATCGGTCAAGTGGTTTCAGTAAGCAATCCTCAGACGAAATATCCTACCTTCAACAATGGTTTCACTCCTCAACCTATGGAGGCTGTGGTTGATGTGAAGGTGAAGCTGAATGATGAGGAGGTGGATTTCAAGCAGCTACCTGCCAACGGACAGATAGCCAACGACAAGAATCTTGTGGTGAGCGACAACAAGGATGCCATGAGTGCCGAGGTCGATGCTATGCTGAGACAATCCAAGGCTATACTGGAGAGCGTAGATTACCACAAGAAAGTCGTTGAATCTTGTGAGGGAATGCTACAGCAACTCAACCCCCAGATAGCCAAGGAGAAGGAACAGACCGAGAAAATCAATAAACTGGAAGGTAAGGTTTCAGGTATTGAGGGCAAGATTGACAAGATGATGGGATGGCTCCAACAGACCATGAGCAAGTAATCTCCTATCTATTCACTTTAATATCTTATGATTATGGTAATGATTGAGATTACAGAAGATAAGTTCGATGATTTGTATGACAACATCGAATCCATGCTTGGTTTTGGCAGCAAGGCTATGTCTTGTCTGAAAAAGATGAAGCAGGAGCGTATGGGTGAGCGTATGCCTGATTATCGTGACGATTGGAGAAGAGAGCGTGAGGAACGTGAAGAGCGTGAGAACAGACGTAGATTCAACAACGTAAACGATGATTGGAACTACACGAACCGCTATGGTGAAAGAGGTGGTGGCGGCTACAATGGTGGCGGTCGCTAGTGTTTAACTTGGGAGTTTTGGCACTGACATTTATGTCGGAACCAGACTCCCTTTAATATTCAGTTCAGTAATATGGGAAAATGCAGAATGCCATTGGATATGTATGACCTCAAACCTGAGGCGATGGTTGCCTATCTCAGATACAATGGTTATCATTTCAGTAAGAAGATGTGCGAGTGGGCGGTGAGCCTGATGTACAAGTATGACCCTTCATCCAAGCGTGATGTAAGTGTCTCGTTTTGGGATAAGGAGAAGGTGGATGCCCTTCTGCTTGGTCAGGGAATAGAGGTGAAGAATAAGGTGGGCTATGACCATGTATATGTGGCGAATATGGCGAGGGCAGACTTCTACAAGTCTTCCATCAAGGATGAGGAGCAGCTAGCCCAGTTTATCAAGGATATGGTGGATGATGCCGACCAGAAGGATGGTTTCATCTTTAACAGATTTTATGCAGACTGCTGCCATAATGGTGTGCCTATTCCTTGGGAAGATGTGTTATGATTAGAAGAGTGATTGAACTCCCGAAGTACGATTGGAGCATAGTATGTTTCATAGGTTATCAGCCGCCTGATTCCGATGAGATATGCCATGCTCTTTCTGATATTGGCTGCAACGGAAATCCATTATCGGAAGCCTACGAGCATCTAACCAAGGAGAGTGTAGATAGGGGTCTTACCTATTCCAACCTATCAGAAAGAAGAAGTGTACTTGCCATCGGGGAGTGTGAATCTAATGGCAGCATCATCAACACCATCGGTCATGAGCTTCTTCATGTGGTATCGCATATCTGTGAGCAGGATGGAATAGATATGCTGAGCGAGGAACCATGTTATATAATGGGGAGTCTGTGCGAGAAGTTCTTCAAGGTGTATGATTAATGTTGTTGTTTCTACTTGCAGCATAAGAAGAAGGGTGAATCTTTCGACTCACCCTTCTTCTTTTATCTATATGGTTTACTCCCCATACTTTGGATTCTCATACACCAAGTTATGCTCATTTACATAAGCCTTGGCTTCTGGGTATGTGTCAAACTCTACTGCGGTGGCATTTACTGCTGGGAATACCTCAGTATTGTCACCTTCCTCTGTCAAAGGAAGAATAATATTCTTACCTTCGTGAACTACCTTAAATGGTTTTGTTAATTTTCTCAATTCCATATCCTAGAAATATTATTAATCAGTAATTAATTGTGCTAATGTATATCCTGCATTTTGCAGGGTAGATACTGCCGCATTAGAAGCAGAGGTTCTGTGAGAGTTCTGAAAAAACCAGATTTTATGAGTTATACCTTCATCTGTGCAGCTAGCCATATTTATTATGAAGTTGTCCGTATCACTGGCACTGGCGAACTTGATGTTACCCGTAATTTTCGGATAGCTTGAAGGGCGCAGTGAAGAACTTGACCAAGTGTTTGGTTTGCTATAAGAACTATAATACATGAAAGATTTCATGTTCGCAAAAGACGATATGCTACCAGTTATACCAGAGCCTTCTGTTATTAATGAATTTAGATTTGCACATGAAGACAAAGCAGACAAATCTCCAGTAACAGAACTATATCCTACATTCAGATTTATCAATGCGTAGCAAGAAGATAAATCTGAAAGGCTGCAAACGATTTTATTATTTTTACTGATATTCAAAGTCTTTAAGCTCTGCAAGTAGGCTGAATTTGCAAAACTACCTGTAACTTTGCTTGAACTTACGTCAAGGGTCTCAAGAGAACTGAGGTCTGCTATTTCTGACAAATCACCATCTTGCTCAGTATTGGACAGCTGTAACTTTGTTAAAGAGGAACAATACTTGTTAATATCTGAAAAATATACTTTTGTTCCATAGCCCCAAGTAGAAGAAATAGAACTAATATCCTTCTTGCTGTCAATAAGAAGAATACCTTTTGCATTCTTATCTGGGTCAACATTATAAGGCAAATCACCTATAGGTGTGCCTATATTACATGTGCCATCTCCTTTCCATGTTGCTGTTGAACCTTTCAATGTTAAGTGTCCAGTTATAGTTTGACCGTTTTTGTTATCAGTACCAGTAAACATCACTCTAATTTTACCTAATACTGGTAAATTTGTGTTACCAGAACTACCATTTAATTTTGTTATTAAACATTTTCCCATAATTATTAATTTTTAAAATATAAATCAAAAGTATCAAGAAGTTCGCTGAATGTATCAGCCAATTTACCTGTAGTTAATTGAGCATCACGAACTCCCCATTTATCAACACCCTTTTTAAAATCTGAATAATCAATATTACTTTGCAAGTCACTTATTATCAGATTGAAGTTTCCTACATTGAGAACTGTATTTCTGAGTGTATTGTATCGCTCACAAATTTCATCCCAAAATAGTTCTTTTAATTTTAACCAAACTGTATTTGCCTTGTCTGCCTCCAAATTGTAATTATAGACATTAAATGACAAATCCAAATCATATATGAATGGTGAGAATATTGTCTTATCCTTACCACTATAAAGAATCAGATTGTGTATATCATTATCACGCAAGCGGAATACTTGTATAAAAATGAAATAGTCTATCCAGTCATTGATGTTCATGTGCTTAGGAGCGTTTTCCTTAGTGAAGTCACTTCCGTTAATGAATTGATAGAACTTTTCTACTGCAACTCTGTTGGTTTCTGTTGGGTTGTCATTCATTTCATCTTCCCAAGTACTCCAATCAAATTTTGCCCAATTACAACCCACTCCACCACTGATAATCATCCCATCTTCATCACTAGAGAGCATGTAGTTAGCCTTATCCTTCTTATAGCCAAAGAACTGAACACCATAGAACACGCCACCTACAGATGTGCATACAGGAAAAGATTTAATGATACCCGTTGCACCAGTTGCAATGATGGATGAAGCACTCCAAGGATATTGCTCATTGAAATTACGCAACTCCTTAGCCTGCAAGTATAGTCGAAAGATAATTGGCTCTTTCAGTTTTGTATCATCAGAATAATAAGACTTCAAGTTGAACTTGTCCACTTTCAATAACTCTCCAATTTTCAATTTCACCTTGCTTTTATAATCTGATTTAACAAAGGCATATCTAAAGTTCTTCTGCCTGTTATATAAGGTTGATGACCCTTGAAAGGAAACCAACACGTTATATGTTCCTTTAAGATAGCTACCAAAGTCTATGTCAACTACACACCAATGCTTGGTCTTTTTACTGATTTCCCATGTTCCAACATTAGGCTTATCTACAATTTTTGTAACTTCAATAGAAGTTGGATTTACAGTGTATGAACCATCACTACCCTTGGTAAGAGAGGAAGTTACATAAGACTTTCCTCCGACCTCCTTTACATCAGAAGGAACATAGAAATTCAAAGATACACTTTCAGATGTCACAGAATATACACCATCAGTATTTTGAAGTGTTGACTTAACAAAGTACTTATAGGGAGTCAATCCTTTTTGAGCATTGGCTTGCGTATCTTCATTGACAAGCATAGCTAAAATACCATCCTTATCAGAATATCCATCATTAGCTGTCAAATAAAAAGTTTCTTCTTTTATATCTGTATATCCATACTTTGGAAGATTCATTGAACGAGGCACAGTTAACTCCTTTTCTGATTCATTTGAACCTAAGTTAGCAGAACTGAAAACAATTTCTCTATTTTCATGTATAACATCATCTTTATCTGTATAGCGTAGCATTTTGTCTTCAGAATCAAGCAGTAGTTCTTTGTAATCTTCCACCTCAGCTTCATATATTGTCCTATCATCAAACTTAATTGAAGATTTAGGAACCAGTGGAGTGTGAAATATCTTTGAACCATCAGGATTTGTTGCAGACAACACCTTACCTTCTGCATCTTGCTCAACTGCAAGATATTCCTCGTTATCCTGCAAAGAAAAAACGTCAAGAAGTTCTTTGAGGTTGGTATCTATTGTACCTACCTTTTCCTGCAAAGAAGCTAAATCTGATTGAAGCTGAGAGATAACTTTCTTCAAGGCATTGACTGCATGTATTTCACCAATGATTTGTCCGTCTCTTCTAAGACCAAGTACTACTTTATCGTCAGTAGTAACCCAAGCAGCAAAGTATTCTTCATTCTGAATGACATGATACATTTCATTGAGAGGATAATAAGGCTTGCCAGTTGCTCTGTAGAAACCAAACAGAACCTTATCATCTGAATCCACTATAGCTTTGAGGAACTCTTCGTTCTCAATTATTCTAAAGCACTCTTTTACTTCATCTTCAATGAGTGATTTGCCTTCTTCTTTATCAACCTTCGTGTCTTGAAGGTTTTTAATGTCTTCTCCTAACTTGGTGCTGATACTATTGAGATTTGCAAGGATGCTTTTAAGGGTCTGAGTATTATCAATACTAGCAAAGAAGTTCTTCAACTCCTTCAATGTGTCAATAGTACTTGTAGTATCATCATCACCCAAGATAGTGGTAATCTTATCAGCCAATAGATTTACTTGTGACAGCAATCTGTCCTCTACTGCACTTGTCTTACCAAATACTGGAGTACCATCCCACTGAAAACCGAAGAGAAGTTTGTCTTCTGCATCCACCTTGGCAAAGATGAACTCTTCATTCTGAATGTAGCGGAAAGGAGTTTCTACTAACGTTCCCTCCTCATCCTTGATGGAAGACTTGTCAACGACCTCATCTACTGCACTTTGGATATTGACTGCGGTAAGTTTTGACTTCTCATTATTATAGGTAACTGCTGTAGCCTGACTTGCACCACCAGTAGCGGCTATAGACTTGATGGTTTCTTCCATCTGAGTACTACGAGTCTGCAACAATGAAATATCATCATCGTTGGCGGTGATTTGCTGCTGCTTATCATCAATCTGCGATTGCTTATCATCTAGCTGGCTCTGATGGTCTTTCAGTGTATCATCTACGTTCTGAATGGTTTCTACCAAATTCTCTGGAAGACCAGTAGCTGCATTAATAGTCTGACGAAGCTCTGGGTCTAACTTCTCTACACCGATGGTGTTGTCTTTCAATTTGTCTTTGGTGATGGAGTTCTCTGCCAACTTCTCATTGGTGACACTTCCATCCTCCAGTTTCTCGTTGCTGACAGAACCATCTTGGAGATTGGTGTTGCCAACAGAACCAGCAGCCATCTTTTCGTTGGTGATAGCACCATCCTTGATTTGCTGAGTCTCTAACTTATCCGTTACATTGACCTTCTTGTCGAGTGATTCCTTGACGGATTCTCCTGATTCCTCGTCTTTGATGTACTTCGTATATGTCAGAGTCTCGTCTTTGCGCCCACTTACAAGGATGCTGTTGTACTTTTTCTTTTCTGCCATATTATTCTTTTAATTTAATTTGATATTCGTTATCATCACCAGCTACAAGTTCGTCTGACCAATAGTAGTAGAGGTCACCTAGCTTTGTGGTGTTCATGGATGCCTCGAAACCGCATTGGTTGAAGATGAGCGGCTGGCGGCTTGCAAACCAGATGTATGGTTTCTCTTCCGTGGTTGTGATGGTGAGAGTCTGACCGACAAGAGTGCCTTCCATAAGCGTAAGGTCTTCCATGTTCAACTCACTCATGTTCTTGGCTGATGAAGCTCCATAATAACTTGCCTTGACGGTTCCGCTTGCTGTGATGGTAACATAGCCTGATACGGCTGGGATGAAGACCTTGTGGGTGTTGCTGTTGTAATATTCAGCAGTAACGTCCTTTCCGTCCATGATAACCTTTACCTGACCGATGCTGAAACCTTCTATAGGCATGAACTGAGCTTCCAGTTTCTTTCCGTTGCTGATAGTTCCGTTAATCACGAAATTCTCCTGACTCTCCACCATTTGGGTTTCACCATTGATGGTATAGCTGAACTTAGCGTTATCAACGATGAAAGAAATAGGGCAAGTAGACTGATTCTCTGTCACGATGTAGTAGCGAAGGTTGAATAAGCCAGTATGCTCTCCTTCCGTGATGCCGATAGGAACATTGCTCATAGAGTTGTGTTCTACGATTCTCAGGAGGTTGCGCTCGATGCTGACCATTTCGCTGCCCTCATACTTCCATGATACCCTGACGTTATAGTTTCCGTAATCAAGGGTGGAAGGAATGTCGCATATCAGTACGTTGCCTTGGATTCCTGCTACTTGAACTGGAACAGAAATTGTATTGCAGAAACAGCCTGACAACTCAACCTTGATGTCGGTAGCAAGATTCATGTCGAAGTCAACGAGTCGCTGGAACTCTTTCGATACGTCCATTTTCCGCACCAAGATGTGTAGTTTGAAACTATTCCCTTGTACTATTTTATAAATCATATTTGATACACATTATTAATAATAGGCAAAGATAGGCAGAAATTTCTCCACCTGTCTTTTATCCGTTTATTTAGGGCAGAAAAAATTTTAGATTAAGCCCTTCCATCTGAGAAATTTGCGCTTGCGGCTGCGCTTTCCCTTCTCACTTTTGCAGTTGGTATGATAGACACAATCCTTGAAGAGGTCTCTGACTTTCATGTCGTTGTCTACCAGTTTGGTCTTCTTGAATGCCTCGAAGAGTGAGCGATTCATAATCATGAGGTTGCCCTTCTGCGTAGGAAGGACATAGAAGATTTCACCATTGTTCTTCTTGGATGCGTAGTCTGCCTTAGCCGTAGCTTGGCGGTACATGATTTCGCACTTGATGCGCTTGAAAATCTTTGTTACTTTCATAATCGTAATTATTATTGTTTGAAACTATATGATGGTTGCTGCCGAAACAGAAACCTTTCTTCTCATTACTCTTGCCTGAATCTGTATCATCTTAGGCATTTCCATTTCATTGAAACAGATGTGGAGTCCGATGGCTCTGGTCATGAGCAAATCATCGTGTTTGCCGTCTGCTGCCTCATATACGGTTCCGTTCTTCTCGTAGGTGAGATATTCATCCAAACATCTATCGTCTCGCTCTACATAGAGTTGTTCACGGATAACCTGAACCAATACTGAGATAACCATCGGCTTGGTTGCTACATTGGTATGGAATCCGTACTTCACTGGAACCTTATTCTTGATGTCTGATTCACTCTGCTTGCGTGCATAGAGGTTGTCGTATACGTCCTTGATTTGATTAAGGATGAACTCAGACTGGTCACCACCTTCCAAGATATGTTCCTTGTCTTTCGTCTCTAAGGTGTTGGATTCTATGACCAACAGAGCATCGTTGTAGTATTTGGCTATCTGAGCAGCCTTCCACGCCAGCAAGTCCATATCAATATGCCCATACCATTGGGCTACCACATACGGCTTGCCACCTTCCATCATCCAATAGCGGTCGAAGACACAGATAACAGACCAGTCGGCATTCTTGCTACGTCCACCAATATCCACTACGACCAGATAGCGGTTTATCACCTTGCAATCATCAAAGGTCTCAGGCTTGCTCCATATCCACAACTGCCCCTGCTTGTCTTCACAGAATCGGACATTCTGCATACACTTCTTGCCCTTGTAGCCATCACCATAAACATCACCGATGAATTTAGGTGCTCGGCATCCCTTGCGGAACTTGTCAACCTTGTCTTCGGCAAACACCTTGGCTCCTGAATGCTTGAATGCTTCAATATCATCGGTAGGGTAGCCAGCAGCCATATCGGCATGGTCGGTGAATTTCCTGCGCTCGGCAATATACCAGTTGATGGCTTCGAGTGGAGCACCCAGTGTCCATAACTTCCAAAGATAGGTACATGGCTCCTCTCGGTCGGACATCGTATTGGTATTGTTGCGGTTCTCGTATAGCCATTTGGCAAACTCTACCTTCTGTTTCTTGCTTTCAAATTCAAGATGATACATATCGTATATCTCGTACCAAGGAACGAAGAACGGCTCAAACTGAGATTGTCCCTTTTTGGCGGCAAGCCACTCCTTGTGGAAGAAGTTGCCAGTACCATTGGCGGTGGATTCATAGGCAATCATCGTGTATGGTCGGTACAAGATACCATTGGTTGCATTCTGTACTACCTCCTCAGGAGATTTTCCATCTGTCTTTTTCCACAAACCCACCTCAGAAAGGTGTACCAAGTTGTAGTCTTCACCATTGGCTGACAACGGTCGTTCCATGGAACCCACTTTAATCTTGCAGAATCGCTGAGGAACCTTCTTTACATTACCTGATGTTCCCACTCCAACAAACTTCGGTTCGTTCTCAGAGAACGCTTCTCCCATTTCGTAGAGGAACTTGGTAGGGAAGTTTTTCAGAGCTTCCTCGAACATACCTCGGATGGTTTCTGCTGTGTCCTTGACCTGAGCCACGATGAGTGAGTTGAGGCCTTTCTGCCACATGAGTTGCAGCCATAGGAAGTACATCTGAATAACCGTAGAACCTCCCCATTGTCGGGCTTTCAGCAGGATGAGACGGATAGGGCGATTCTTCTTTCTTCGCTCCTCCAGCCACCTAAGCAATCTTCGCTGCGGTCTTCTGAGCACAAAACGGAAGGGGAGACCTCCACCTTTCGGCTTGATATAGATGAATGTGGCAAAGAAGAAGAAAGGGTCGTGTTTCATTCTGATGCGAGTGAACTGCTCCACCAGTTGCTCAATCTCTTCTTCTAGGTCGTATGGTTCGTCTATATCCTTGTGCAGTTCCTCGATTACAGCCTTGCAACTACCAAACTCGATGAGCATCTTGACGAGCGGAATCTTCTTCATCGAAACTGGAAGCTGCTGTCTCTGAATCGGGAAATCAGGAAGGAAGAGCAGGAATCGCTTATCTCCACAACCTTCACCCTTGATAGGATTGAATGGTGTGTTGATTTCCTTGATGCGTTTCTCGTTCTCTTTCAGGATGCCCAATACGTGTTTGTCTACAGCATCAGTCAGTTTGGCGGTTACTTGTCTTGGCATAGCGGTGCATTTAAATATCCCCACAACAGACCAAGTACATAGCAATAGATGTGGACTCCAACTGCCATGCAAGGGAAGAAGATTCCAACACAGATATATAGGAGAATGGTGAGATTGTATCTTACCTTATTCTCCACGTAGGGGGCGATAAAGCCCATGTAAGCATAGATAAAGCCGCTGAGGCCGATGATAGGTAGGGATGAGGTGAAGGGATAGCTGATGGCTATGAGATAGAATGCCACCAAGTGACCGATGCCGCAAGGGATGGCTCGGTAGCATTGATGGAAGACATAAAGATTGATGGCAGCATGAAAGATGTTCTGATGAAAGAAAGGGTAGCTTAGTCGGTTCTGAATAGAACAATCATCAAAGAGACCCATGCCATCATATCCTAGAAAAGTGATACACATTATTATAATGTACCCAGCATAAAGCGCAATCTTCTCTTTCGTATCTCGTAGCATCTTTGCTTCTCCTCCTTTCTCACCCTGCTAAGAATTACGTGTATGCTTTGAGGAGTCAAATAGAAACTGGGTGCTTTTTCAGCACATACACGTTTGATAATATCCATATTACTGAGATATGGCTCATTACTCTTATGAATCTGGAATCGTCTGAAAATTTCCTGATACATTTCCTTTCGGGTAGGTATCATATTATCAAGAGGTTTGCCTTTCAGCAAGTCTAATATGACTATATAAGCACGGTCTTCTGAAACCCAAAACCTCCTGCTCGGAGATTGGGCTAGCTTTTCCTCAATCTCTGAGAGTCTGATATTGTCTCTTACCTTAATAATTTCTTTGTAAGCCCTCAATAAATCAGCATCACGTTCCTCTATAAAATAGCATCGTGAATCCTTATATTTCATATCTGACCCTGCAAATATACAAAAAAGTATTGAATTAGTCGCATCCGATTAGACTAAATTAACGGATAAAAGATGAAAATCGGAAAAAAGCATTAATTTTGGGCATTGATTTATAAATATACACATATATATATGGACGATAATACAAATATTGAGCAGAATGCTGGTGCTGCAAAACAGCAAGATACCAAGACCAAGAGAGACTTGGCTTTGGAGCGTTTGAAGACCCGCCATCCTGATACGGAGTATGCGGATGATGAAGCTATGTATGGTGCCATCAATGATGATTATGATGCCGACCAGAAGGCTTTGCAGGGGTATAAGGATAACGAGAAGGCTATGGGCGATTGGCTGGGTAGTGACCCTGAGGCGGCTACCTTCTTGCAAGCAATGAAGGCTGGCAAGAGTCCTTACGCTGAGTTGATTCGTACCCATGGCGAGGATGCCATTGACTACTATTCAGACCCTGACAATGCGGATGAGATTGCATCGGCTCAGTCGGAGTTCTTGCAGAATGCTGCCAACGGCAAGAAATTGCAGGATGAGTACGATAAGAATATGCCATCCAGTTATGAAGTGTTCGACAAGTTGGAAGAGAAGTATGGTGAGGAAGCTGTGAATGATGCCATCGACCAGTGCTTTCAGACTATGCGCAATGTGGTGACTGGCAAGTTTACTGAGGAAATGATTACTGCTTTCATTAAGGCTAAGAACCATGATAGCGATGTGGCTGATGCTGCCCATGAGGGTGAGGTTCGTGGTAAGAACAGCAAGCACGTCAAGAACCTTGAACTGAGAAAGAAGGGCGATGGTACTGCCGACCTTGATTCTGCCAATGCGGAGACCAAGCAGACGGATAACCAGCCTGACCTTGGTGCTGTGGGCAGGGTATCACGAAGGGGTAACGTCTGGGAGCGTGGCAACGAGAAGAGAATACACATTCGATAATTCGATAAGGTAAAAAGATTATATATAATGTTTAATTAATATTCAGAATAACAATGAAGAAAAGTACATTTAATCGGCTGTTTTCCATTTTTATTATGGTTATGGCAGTTATTTTTGGAGTGAATGGTAATGTTATCATGGCTGAGGCGGCAAATCTGCCTGATGGCGGTAGTACCGAGAGTGGTTCTCCTGCCGAGGCTGGTGGTGCTCCTGCTGCTGGTGAGGCTGGCAATGGTGGTGCGGCTCGTCAGAATGAAGGTATAAAGAGTGAGACTCAGGGTCGTGAGCACTATAACGAGAATGGCACGGAGTATTACCTGAACGACATTGATGAGAAGATTACCAAGATTCGCCCGATGGCTACTCCAGTTGACCAGATTTCACGTTATGCGACAACCAAGTCTGCCGACTCGTTTGTAGTTGAGTATTGGAGTATCGGTACACGCCCTATCAAGACTACCGTGAAGGAAGCAACGGTGGAGAGTACTGGTACATCTATGACATTGAAGGTAGAAGACCCTACCATGTTTACGCTGGATGATACCATCCGAGTTGTAGGTGTGAAGGCGATTACCAACTATAATAAGGTTGCTTATTCAACTATTAAGGATGCTCCTACTCCTGATTTGGAACTCTGCGTTTGCGGTAAGGACACAGAGGGCTATCCGATTGTGTATGCTATTAATGGTAAATTGATTAATAAGCAGGCAATCGGTATTCCAGCCTTGAAGAAGGGTCAGAAGCTCATCCGTATGGCTAAGAGTTGTGGTGAAATGGACGTTCAGACGGGTCGTTTCAACAACCTTCCTTCTAATGAGGTTCAGTATTGTCAGAACTTCATGATTCAGGTTGAGCAGAGTACCTTTGATAAGATTGCTGCTAAGCGAGTGGATTGGGACTTCTCGGACATTGAGGAGGATAGCATCTATGATATGCGTCTTGCCATGGAGGGTACTTATCTCTTCGGTGATATGGCTTGCATCAAGCATGAAGTTAAGGACGGCTCTGCTCAGTGGTTTACCAAGGGTATCTGGTGGATGGCTGGTAAGGACATTGAGGTTGGTCATGTTGCTGATGCGGAAGATATTAAGAATCATTACAACAAGAATGAGCGAGTGATTACAGACAAGGAGTTGGTTGACATTTCCAAGGACTTGTTTGTTGGTACTGGTATCGGCAACAAGCGCAAGGTGATTATCGCTGGCTCTGCTTTCGTGAGCGCATTCAGTAAGATTGATTCAGACAAGTTCCGCCTGAAAGATACCGTAGAGGTTTGGAACTTGAAGTTCAAGAGTTGGGAGACTGACTTCGGTGAGGTACTGATGATTCACTCAGAGTTGTTTGACCTCTTTGATATGAGTGACTGCGGCTTTGCCCTTGACCCTGAGTTCTTGGTTAAGCGAGTACACTTGTCTTGGACACGAAACGTGCTCGACTTGAAGGCGGCTGGCATCCGTAACACCGATGCTGTAGTTATTCAGGAGGTAGCTTGTCTGTACTTGAAGTACCCTAAGGCACACGCTCGTATGCGCCTTGTTGCGGTTCCTGCAACAGAGGAAACTTCTGATACAGAAGAGACCAAGGCTGCTGCCTAAAAGCAAGCAGATTTGCAAATTATTCATCAAATAGTGAGGGGTGTGGGCACTAGCCCCATCCCTTTTTTAGTAACACATATATATAATAAGGTATAATCATGTTTAATAAATATCAAGCTGGTTCGGATTTGGCATTCAGCGTTATGGTAGGTAACGAGCGAATGCGCATTGTTTTTGAGGGTAAGACCATGGGAAGTAGTGTCTATATGACAAGAGACCCAAAGGTACAGAAGGCTATCGAGTCTCATTATTGGTTCAACGACAAGTTCTTCTTGGTGGAGAGTGTTGACGAGAAGAAGGAAGCTGCGGAAGCCAAGAAGAAGGCTGCTGCCAAGGCAAAGAAGAAAGTGGCTGACGAGAAGAAGACCCACGTAGTGACAGATGTTGAGGATGCCAAGGACTATCTGGCTGAGACCTATGGTGTGAGCCGTTCAAAGATGAAGACCAAGGAAGACATCTTGGCGATTGCTAAAGAAAAGGGTGTTGAACTAGAAGGTTTGGAGTAATGGTAGAATATGCTGTATCTGATTTAGTGAAAGAGGTGAAGGTGCTCTTGGACAGAAACCAAGAGTCTGCTGGCTTGCTGGCTCCTGACGATTCTGATACACTCTCGCAAGCAGAACTTATTGAGAGTAAAATCGTAGATGCAGCAAGAATCATTCTTTTGGATGCTCCTGAGGATATGGTGGAAGGTACTGCGTGTACGAATGAAGTGACATGGACGAATAGCAACGGCTATTACGTGGGTAAGATGGTTTTGCCTACCGATATGCTGAGAATCCTTTCTGTGAAGGCAGAAGACTGGAACCGTCCTGCTACAATCATTTCAGAGAGCGATGATGTCTACAAGTATCAGAACTGCAAATATGGTGTGAGGGGAAATCCTGAGCGACCGATTGCGGCTATCGTGCATACGGATAACGGCAAAAGCATCGAACTATATACCAGCAAAAAGCAGAATGCTACGTTGACATTCATCTACGTTCAGGTTCCATCTATCACTACCGAACAGAAAATCAGTCTGCCTTCCGTCCTGAAAGATTCTATTCTTTACATGGCTGGCTATCTTACTTGTATCAGTCTTGGCGATACCGATACCGCAAGCAAATTCATTGGGGTGGCTCGGAAGCTGGCACATATTGTTGAACCTACAGAAACATCATAAACTATGGCAAAGAAGAAAGAAGAAACCAAACTGCTATCGTTGAGCAGGGTGCTTGACAAGGAAGAACTGGATAGCGTGAAGGCATCCAAGAACCGATTTGACAAGCCATACGAGCGTGCCTTCTCTATCTTGCTGGAGGCTCAGCGATACTACAACAACATGGATAACTTCCGAAAGCGAAGATTACGAAACAAGCGATACTGCTATGGAGACCAGTGGGGAGATACCATTGAGTTCAAAAGCAAGTGTGGTTTTACTAAGCGTATCAGGGAGGAAGACTATATCCGTGAGCAGGGTAGCGAACCATTGAAGAACAACCTTATCCGTAGGTTGGTGAAGAATGTGCTGGGTGTATATCGCTCACAGAGCAAGGAGCCTACGTGCAATGCCAGAGATAAGGATGAAAAGCGATATGGCGAGACCATGAGCGTGGTGCTGCAATGTAACCGACAACTGAACCGAGAGACGGAACTGGATGCACGAACCATGGAAGAGTTCCTGATAAGCGGTGCTGCTATCTATAAGAAAAAGTATGGATGGCGAAGAGGTAGGTTGGATTGCTGGACGGACTATGTGAACCCGAACAATTTCTTCATAGACAACAATATGAGGGATTTCCGTGGTTGGGACGTGAGTTGTTTGGGTGAGGTTCATGATATTACCATTGGTAATGTTCTGAGAGAGTTTGCCAAGTCTCCTGCTGAGGCTCGTAAGTTGAAGGAGATATACCGGTTGGCGGCTAACCGAGATTTCGTGATTGCAGACTGCACTCAGCGATTCGGTGAGTTCGACCCTAAGACTATCGACTTTATGAATCCTGCCAACCCTTCGCTCTGCCGAGTGATTGAGGTTTGGCGCAAGGAGAGTAAACCGAGATACCGATGTCATGACTATAACAATGGCGATGATTTCAAAATCGACATTGAGGATAAGGCTGATATTGTAGATGCAGAGAACAAAGACAGAATCAGGCGAGGTATGGCTGCTGGCATGATGGAAGAGGATATTCCTCTGATTGATGCCGAGTGGTTTATGGATGATTACTGGCATTTCTACTACCTTTCTCCTTTTGGTGATATTCTGAGAGAAGGCGAGACCCCTTATGCTCATGGTGAGCATCCATATTGCTTTAAGTTCTATCCGTTTATTGATGGCGAGATTCACAGCTTCGTGGAAGATGTGATTGACCAGCAGAGATACGTGAACCGACTTATCACGATGTATGACTTCATCATGCGTGCGAGTGCCAAGGGTGTGCTGCTCTGTCCTGAGGATTGTCTTCCTGATGATATGAGTTGGGATGATTTCTGCGATGAGTGGAGTAGGTTCAATGGTGTGGTGAGATACAAGCCAAACAAGAGCGGTCAGGTTCCTCAGCAAGTGGCGAATAACTCTACGAACATCGGTATCGGTGATTTGCTCAGCTATCAGTTGAAGTTCTTTGAGGATATATCGGGAGTGAATGGTGCGCTGCAAGGTAAACCAGGAGTATCAGGTACGAGCGGTTCGCTCTATGCCCAGCAGACTCAGAATGCTACCATGTCGCTGCTTGATATTTTGGAGACTTTCAGCCAGTTTATCATTGATGGTGCTTACAAGACCGTAAAGAATATGCAGCAGTACTATGACGTGGCTCGTAACTTCAATATCGTGGGTAGGGCAGGACAGATTGTGCACTATGACCCTAAGAAGATACGAGACGTTGAGTTTGACATCAACATTACGGAAAGTACGGCTACTCCTGTATACAGACAGATGGCGAATGAGTTCCTTATGACCTTGTGGCAGAATCAGGCTATCACGCTGGAGCAGTTGCTGCAAGTAGGAGATTTCCCATTTGGCGAGGAGTTGCTGCAATCGGTTGCATCCAATCAGCAAGCCATTCAGAATGGTGAGACTCCACAAGGATTCTCTCCTCAGCTACAAGCACAAGTTGCTCAGGCATCACAGAGCAATCCGAAGGCTCAGGCGATGTTGCAGCAGATGATGAGCGGTCAGGGAGTGAGTCCTGACGGACAGAACCCGCCGCTGGCTGCTTAGTTTATAGTTAATAGTTAATTGTTTATAGTTATGATTGCAGACAAACCAAGTGACAAGGAATGGTATGGCAATGGGAAACCTGATGCTAGCCAAGGTGGCAACCCGAATGGTGGTATTGCTACGGAGACCCAAGGTAGGGAAGACAAGCCCGAACTTTACGAGAATGACGTTATCGGAAAGGTGGCGAAACGCAAGAAAAACGACATCTGGACGAGGGGTGGAGAGAAGAGAACTAAATTTAAGGACGAATAAAGAAAGGAGGTGTTTTTATCGTAACTGTATTTGTCTGATATTCAGATAGCTACAGAAATATCTACGAGTTTATGGTGCTGCGTTTAAGATATTGGTATCTTTGCAGCATCATAAACTTTTAATTTTCATATTATGGATTTTGTAGATTTCGTAGAAAAGTATCAGCAGGAGTTGACTCCTGAACAAATGTTGGCAGTAGCTAAGGCAGTCGGCAAGTATCTCTCATGCAAGTTGAGCGATGTGGAGGAGCATCATCTTTGCGCGATGGTGTATGGTGTGTTGAGCGAAGAGCATTTTGATAAGCACTTTGCCGATGATGCTATCAGCAAGATGTGGTATGAGGATGCTGACGGAACCAAGCATACGGCTCCTTTCTTCTCGGACGAGGAGATAAGAGAAGTATTTGATAAGCATCAGGATGATATATCTGATTACACCATCCATGATTTGGCTGTGACTATGAATCTGATGAGAAGTGACCATCATGTGATGCTGGAGCGATATAGCAAGGATGCTGATGAGTTGAAGGAAATGGTGGTTATGATGGCTATCGAGTATCTGCAAGACCCTGACTGCTTGCATCCTACCAGCAAAATATGGCACACAATAAACGGATAAAGTAACTAATTGGGAATCATTTCTTATCTTTGCATATTATTAATAATATATAAATATAAGATATGACTCCAAATGTACGTGAAGGATTGCAATATGGTGCAGCTATAGGAATGCTAGTGAGTGGTGTCGTACTCACCTTCCTATCATTCTTTCTCAACAATTATGTGGTGTCTGATGGTGTGCTGTGGTATGTCAGTCAGACATTGGTTTACTCTGGAGCAATATTCGGGGTAAACGTTTATTTCAAGACAAAACTAGGCAATTTTGAGAGTAAGGTGAAGGATGAACTCGCAAATATGCTGAAACAAGTGAAGGAGGGCAAGTAATATGAAGGTAACAAGAGAACAGATTTTGGCGATTATGCCGAATGCAAAGGATAAGGTGGATGCGTTTCTTCCTTATATCAATGGCTATGCTGAGGTGTTCCATATTGATACTCCTAAGCGTATGGCTCATTTCTTGGCTCAGATTGCACATGAGAGTGGTGAACTGCGATACACCAAGGAACTCGGCAACAGAAACTACTTCCATAAGTATGATGTGGGCAAGTTGAAGAATATGCTCGGCAACTTGAAGGATGGTGACGGCTACAAGTATCGTGGCAGGGGCTTGATTCAGATTACTGGCAGAGCCAACTATCAGGCTTATCAGAACAGCAAATATTGTACTGGTGACATCATGGAGAACCCTCAGTTGCTGGAGCTTCCGCTAGGAGCAACGAAGAGTGCTATGTGGTGGTGGTGGAAACATGACCTGAACAAACTGGCTGATAGTGATAGTTTCTTGGCTATTACCAAGACAATCAATGGTGGAACCAACGGATTGGAATCAAGACGAAAGTTCCTTACAAGAGCAAAGAAGGTCTTTAATGTTTAGCCTATGAAAGTTAAATGGTACGATACTGATTTCTGGCAAGTAGCACTCTACGTGATTGGCATCTTGCTGGTGGCATTTTTTCTGTCGGGATGCAAGACAAAATACGTCCCGATGGAAAAAATTATATGTCGGGACGTAGTAAAACACGATACGCTGCATACTTCTGACAGCGTTTTTGTGCGTGATTCCGTCTTTCTCAGACAGAAGGGAGATACATGTTTCCTCGACCGATGGCATGAGAAAACCGTCTTCAAGAATGTGTACAAAGTAAGGGTGGATTCCTTCCTGAAAAGAGACTCCATCCCAGTTCCCTATCCAGTTGAAAAACAACTCTCCAAGTGGGAGCAGTTTCAGTTGAAGTATGCAGTATGGTCTTTTGGAGCACTCTGCATGCTGCTAATCGTTTTAGGTTATAAACTCTATAAAAAGATAAAGAATGGCAGATTCCACATTGACAATCAAGAAAAGTGACGTGTATGAGGAGGTAGCGAAGACTACTGCCTACATAGGCGCAAAGAATAAACTGGAGGATGGTAAGTCGGCATTTGACCAAGTATTTGTGACGGATGCAGACTTGACGATGATAGAGCGGTTCTATAATGAATCAGTAGATGCGTTAAGAAATGCTCTGAAACGTTTCATTGCTGGGGAATCAGTAGAAGATGGTTCTACCAAATGGACGCTAGAAATGCCTAGCAGATTTGATGATAATCTACTCAGTTCAATCAACTCATCTGCCAACTCGTTCTTGGTGAACAGCATCATCGGGAAATGGTGCGAGATAACAGCCAACGACAAGGTGAAGGAGTATGCAGATAACGCTGCTGCATTATTGCTCGACATCAGGGATAAAGCGTTTTTCAAAAAGAAACCAACACGAACAAAAATTTTATAGTATGGCAAGGAAAAATTTAACGATAACGTTGTATATGAGTGAACTCATTTATGACTTCCAGAACAAGGCATTCCTGACTGGGCGTAGCAGAAGGGCTGCTGACATGGATGCTGAGGCTGCCAGCAATATTCAGGCAAGTGATGATGATGAAGACAAGAATCAGGCATTGCGTAGCATTCAGAATGCGTATAGTCAACTGCTTGTGGAGTTGAGTGAGTCAGTTCAAACAGAAAATGGTACTACTGCGTCTAACGAGTTGATAAGTGGTGATACCAATATTGTCATTAACCTCTCCCTTCCATCCAATTATCCGCTTGCTTTGAAGGATGCGCTTACAAGTTCCATCCATGACTACATCATCAACAAGGCTTTGATGGATTGGTTCATCATTACCAATCCTAACGAGTCGAAGACTTATTCTGAATTGTCTGTTGTAGCCATCAAGAATCTGCATGAGACCTTCAACAGACGTGAGAGGCCAAGCAGAACGGCTCCTAACGAATAAGAAAGGAGGTGAGCAATGAAAGAATGCAGAACATGTAATCTTGGTTACAAGGTAATGATAGAGCTTCAGAAGAAGGAACTGGTGTTTGACATCAAGAATACGGCTGCTGCCTATGCTGATTCAATCTCCAGTTCTGTAGAGGATTCACACCTGATTCATAACGTCTATGATGTGGGCGAGGATGGTAATCGGGATAAACTGGCAAGGATTCTTGACTCAGCGGTAGAAGACTGCAATGAAATGCTTTTCCGATATACCAAGATGGAAATGCTTGGAGGTGGCTTTGATTCCAATGAGTGGGAAGAGTGTATAGGTTCCCCGACAAATGATGAGGATGCCTATTATCTAGCCATGAGAATGCCAAGTGGATTCTCGAAGACAAGCGTGCATACCATGATGGTATACATTCACGATTATATTGTGAACCAGTCTTTATATGAGTGGTTAATGATTGTTTATCCTGATGGTGCTGATAGGTTCTGGGCACTGGCTGAGGATAAGAAACAGAAGATTAAGGATGCCAGCAACCGCTCGGCTGGAAGAGCGAGAATCGCATTGCATCCATTTTAAATGATTAGTCGTTTAAGGCTAAGATAAAGCAAGGGAAGCTATCCATCACGGACTGCTTCCCTTTATTTTTTATATGGTAAAAAATATTTATCTAAGTTTGTTCTGCCATCTTGGTTGGAAAGCAGTAGAAATGCTGCTGATGCTTTCATCTGCGTTCATCTTACCAATGACGGCAACTCTGAAATAGCGGTATGGAGAGCCAACTAAGTTTCTAAGACTATTGTCTATAGAAGAACCGATATAGAACCAATGTTTCATATCGTTGCTTCCGAAAAGAATCTGTCCGTTAGATTCGCTGGCCTCGCACGTCCAATAACCACGGATAAGACAAGTAAACATAGTCTTATGGCTATCTCCCTGACCAAGCGTTAATGGTCGTGTGCAGAAAAAGAAAGGTATGTTGTCGCTCGGTTCTTCAACGTAAACATTAACAATCTTTCCTGCACCGTTGATAGCGTATGACTCAGGGTAGCTATTAACTCGCTTGGCGAACACATTTACCATAGTGCCCCACAAGTTGCTTTTCAGGGAATACACATACGCATAGCCATAGCTAGGATTGAAGACGATGATACGGCTATCGTAATAGTCGTAAATCATGTCGGCATTTTTCATATACTTCCTGAATCTAACATAGGCTACTTCTCCATCTTCAAAATCTTGTAGTTCAAGAATAGAGATAGGGTAGTATTGATTTTTCTTGGAATGGCTGTATATTAGAGTGAAGTCAAATGGAAAGCCATCCAACACATCGGTAATGCACTCGGATTCTCGTCCTCGCTGCATCATGATGCCTCGCTCGGTAGGGAACAGAACTGCATCATCAATCTGCAATATACCCTTAGGGTTAGAGCAAATATCTCTGTTGGCTGGCTGTCGGGCAATATAGGTTCCTTCTTCGCCCAGCATCAACACCCATACACCTTCATCGGTGAAAGCGTAGAGTGGGGCATCACCAAACTGACCTTCGCTGATTGGTCGGGTATTGGCTGCCATTGCACTAACGATGGATGAGCCAACCTGAACACTATTCTTAGCTGGGAAGACAAGAGGGTTCTCAGCTTCGCTCACTCTGATAAGTGAAGGCTGGTAAGAATCATCTGAGTTTGATACGGCAAAACTATCTGCCTTCTTCTTGATGGCATTCCAGTCTGATTCCGTAATATCACTCCAATCACCTCCCATAATATCATCAATACCTCCAGTCAAGGTTTGAACGAAGAATGACAAGCCAAAGTTGGAAGGGCTATATAAGGTAAAACGTTTCTTTCTATACCAAGATGTGCCTTTTTCGTAAACGACAATTTCTTTCACATCACTAATTGGAACAGCAATAATATCCTGCCTGTTGCCAATATTTCCGTTCAGGTAGTACGTTCCGTTGCTTGTCGGTATCTCATATATGGCGGTAAGATATTCTTCATTCTTGTAACCGTATGGTTGCCGAACCAAACTTGAATCTATGTTCTTCCTGATGCCAGCGATGTGCAGTCGATTGTTGTATGTAATAGCGGTAGTGCCGCCAAATGCTATTCGGTTGAGGTCGGCAAGAGAAATGTTTTCCTCTGCTTGCGTTGGCCTCTTAACAACTTTCGGATGTTCAAATTCACTAAGAGGAATGAATATCGAATGATAGAAAGGCATATTGCCGATTGTGTCGTGAACGTCTCTTGCGTTCATATCATCCAAAAACAACCATTGAATACCATCTTCACTAGCTAATGGGTAAGATTTATCTATCTGATAGAAACTTTCCCCATTGGTGAGGAATATATCAACTCCCTGAACAATATCCTCGTATAGCTGCAAGTTGCCAACTTCTCTAATCTCTATGGTGTATTTGTTGATGCCAACACTTGATGTTATAGTCTTTCCGTTTGGAGCATCAGGTTTTACTGGGTCTTTGTATATGTTTATCTTTCTAGAAACAGCGTTAGACTCTGCACTAGGAAGAACAAAAGGGTTTGATATATTGATGTATGTACCATCGTAAAGACGAAGAGCAGCCACACCGAAAACATTTCTTTTTAGATACTCTGTTCCTAATTCTGCAAGTTTCTTGTTGGCAATCGCATCAAGGTCTGTAAACATCTTCCTCGTACCAATAGCACTTGTATTGTAGTAAAGGTTGAGGTTGCCACTCTCAACAATAAAGTAGTCGTAGAAGTTGTCTCCAGCTTCCACCTGCAAAGTAAGGTCTTGGTGGTATGTGTTGGCAATTTCAACACCAAACTGCAAGTCTTCTTTTCCGAAAATAAGATAAGAACCATTCTTCCATATAGCATATTTGGTAGTTTTAATACCAACAAAGCACAAGACGTTTCCGATGGCGCAAACGGAATTGACATGGAAATCATCGCCAAGCAGGAACTCGGTAGGTGTTCCATCTGTTGAATCCTGCTCTATCCATCCCCATCTTTCCCTATCTTGAAAGTCCGAGGTACGTATGATATAGTGGGAGTGAATAGCCTGATTGTGTGTCACCTTATGAACCAGTTCTATAGAACCATATTGGTCTATGGTGATATTCTTGCTACTCTCTACTATTATCGGCTGCTGGATAGGGTGGAGTGCCCCATCCTCGTTGATGAGGTTGAGGCAGGTTGCCAACTCCCCATCCTGACAATCGTAGTCGGATGGAGAGTGGGTAAGCCCTTTGAGTATTACTTCTTGTCTTGTTGCCATGTGTTTAAATTTGAGTTTGGTCGCATGATTTCGTAATAAGGTTCGCCTTTGGCTGACTTGCGTGGGATGCAAGTAAGGCGAACCATTCTGTTGAGAGGAAGGTTGTACTCATCAAGGATGGCGGTGATGGAAGGGTAGTCACTCCTGAAACCTACCTTCTTATACTTCTGATTGAATTGAAGCTGAGCGAAGGCGGTGTTGGCTTTGCGAAGTTCTTCCCAGTCCTCACGCATGCAGAATCCGTATGTACCTCGGTCAGATAACCTGAACACGAAGATGGAATTGTCTGTTCGCTCCTTCTGCATGATGTGGTCATAGATGCCCTTGGAGAGCGTGACCGAGTTTGCTCTTCCGTCCAGTACCACAAAATCGTTGCGGTATCTGAAACCTTCTATCTTGTCAATTAAATACTTGAATTTCATGTTGCAAATATAATATGAAAAGTGATAAAATGGATATTATCCGTTAACTTTGTCTTTCCGCTTGGGTCTTCCCTTGCGGTTGCCATACTTGGTGATGATGGCAGATGCTCGCTCAGAGCGGTAACAGCCACATGATTTGGTTCGTCCGTCACGAAGAGCAGAACCTAGAACCGTACAACCCCTGCCACAATCACATTTGCATATCCAGAACGCACCATGCTGGTGGTTCTCTTTATCAGATTTTCGGCAGACGAGTAATCTGCCGAAACGCTGTCCAGTAAGGTCTATCAACTTTCCCATACTACTTCTCTGCCAGTTTCTTTGCCTCTTCAACTGATACTGGCTTTCCGCTAAGAGGAATGCGGAAGTCGAACTTTGAACGGAAACCATAATAGCCTACGAAATCGAAGCTCTGTTTCATACGCTCGTCTGTCGTGATATACTTCTTGTAAGCCTTCACCTCCTTCTCTGAGCGGTAGATAGTAGAGTTGACGAAGTAGGAACTGGTTCCCTTGTTAGCGATTACTGCAATAAAGAACTGCTTGCCAAGGAATTTTTCCTTGATACGCTGAATGATTGAGATTTTCTTTGTATTCATATATAAAATTTGATTAATTATTAAGAAGAATGCAGATAGGCTGCACTCTTAAAACTATTCGATTCCACAAGATACGATACCATCTTCTTTGTTGATACCTCGGAAGTGTTCGCATCGCTGGCAAGCAAGGCTACCTACATATAGTATTTCGTTGGTGTACTTGCCGTATATGCCGAATGGGCAGGGAGTGGTGTACTCGAAGTGCCCACCGACAAACTCGTTGACGTTATATTTTGGATATTTCATAGGTTACTTTAATATGTTTCGAGATTTTTGTAGTATTTTCTTATGACTGAAAATATGTTGCTTTTAGTTCTTCCGCATGATTTCGGCTCAGGGCAGAAACCTCTATATACACATTGAGGAACGCAAGCGGATGCAAGCAAAGGTTCGATACGTGCCAATTCATCAATAACAAAGTACCACACCTCTCTTGTCTCATTTGATGCCTTGTTGCAGAGTCTCAGCTTGGAGATATTGATAATCTCCTGAGCGTTGAGGGATAGCTGCAAGTTGACCAATTCATCCTGCCGCATATCGTGACGTGATACCTTGGAGCCAGTAATATCTGGTCTAGATGTGGAGACGAATGGCTGAGCATGAACATGACGAACAAAGTGGTTGCTCACCCAGTATGGTATGCCATACATCTTAATATCGAACTCCAATTCCCTGAGCGGTGAATGCTCGCTGAGAATCATCTGTTTCTTGAACTCATCGCTAGGCTCATGCCCCAGCGGTTCCTTACCTTGTGTGAACCGAGCAGCATCCACTACACGCTGCCAGTCCGTTACTCTTTTGATTTCTATTTTCATAAGCTATTTTACTTTCGTGAATAATATCCTATTATAAACCCTATAGCAGTCGTACAAGAAAAAAGAAAAATGTCAAATAACAATTCAGCCATAAGCTATTCCTCCTTTCCGTCCACATTGTTATCTCCAAGAATATCCTTGATTTTCTTGGAGATGAACTCATCGGAAGCTAGTTCCTTAATAAGTTCATCTATATCAGGTAACTTTGCATCAACTCCGTCTTCTTGGTTTTTGGAGGAAACATATTCCTTTAGTGCTTTCGCCCAAGAACTATTAGCCATATCTTCCAATGAATCCTTTTGGCTTTCATAGGCTTTCTTCAACTCTCCGTTATCACGGAAAAATCTGAGCACTTCCGTCAAAGAGAGAATAAAGTTCTTGTCGAGCATCGGGTTGCTCTTTGCCTCTTCCAGTTTTAGCATCAGGAAGAGTAATGATGCATGTAATTTTGTTTTGTCCATAATTAACCCTTTCTTCTACGATTCTTGATATGTAATGCTAAAGCGCAAAACGACAACAATAGCACTAATAATTGTCCTGCTTCCATATTACTTACCTCCATTTTTTCTTTCTAGTTAAACTTATCGCCTTGGCGATACGGTGGTCTCGGAATAAATCTTTTCCCCATCTTTCTTTGCGAATTTCTTGAATCCTTTTCAATGGTCTATATGCATAATGTCTTAGATACCAATAATGAGACTTTTTGCACGGAATATCCAATTCTTTTAGTTCTTTATCCCATGGCAGGTTTCGTTTGACAACTTTGCGAAAGTCGCAAGCCATTATCTTCTTTGCTAATCTAATCTTCATACGCTATAATTCTTCTTTTTCAAATTCACTCTTTGGAACACGATAACAAACTTCTGCACCACAGGAACGTTCTATACCTTTTAAAGGCATTTCTTTTTCTAAAATATCATGTACCTTCGTGCCTTTTCTAACACTAATACCTATATAATCATAGCTATTATTTATCATCAATAGTGAGTTATTTGTCATGTACACCTTGCCATTCTTGGAAAGATTACTATGATTTCTTGAAGGCTGATAGTATAACCCACTAGCCTTATGCTTGATTCTGTAAGGTTTTGTCATAACTACTTACTTTTAAGTTCTTCAATTCTTTTATCACAATTCTTTATCATTCGTCTGAAGAAATCTTTTCTCTTCTCCATGACGAAGATTCGGTCGTACTTACCAACATAATAATCTCCTGACAAGAGGTCATTAATGTATATTCGTACTACTTCTTGCGACCAGTTATCTATAAAAAGAAAATAGGTATCACGATTAGGGTGTACCATGAGGTACTCATAGAAGTGGAAATCGTCATTTTTAATAAATGTCACTCCGCAACCTTTTGTTAACTGACTTATGTCTTTTAATACTTCCATACCTATTTCTCCTTTGCTTTAACGTTATACACTCCGTTTATAACTTCTACTTCATAACAATCGGGACAATAATGTTTGCTATCTATCATTTCCCAATCAGAGTAGTCACCAATATCAAATTCTTTGTTACTGAATAGTGCAGAGCAAGTATCTGTACCGCCAAATACTTCTCCGCATCTATCGCAAACAATCTGATACATTGTAATTGGTCTATACATAAGCTATTTTTCTTTAAGTTCTACTGGCTCATCATTCCAAGTAAGTTCTCTTCCGATGAGTTTCTTGATGCTACCATTGGGAAGACTAACAGAGTTGTTGTTAATTGGATTCATCATCCAATATCTATCATCAAATCTTGTTGGTTTACATTGGCAATTTTTTTCTTCACCATTAAATCCTACACATACAAACGCCATAACTTTTCCTCATCAATTGTTACGCCAAAGGGAGTACCGTCGGCAAAAACATAATCATCGAATGCCTTTCCAAATTCTACATAACTGCTTCTTATATAAAGAACATTCCTATCCATAGGAACTGATTGAATATTATATAATCTTTTATTTATTCTCTTTATCACCCACCCAAAAGGCTGATGCTTCAACATCTCCAGCCAGCACTCATCTACGTTCTTAAATGGACGGAACTTTGGTTCTGGATTACTATCTGGCTTGATACGATATTCAATATTGTTCCAATACTCAAGCTCTTTCATTTCCGTCCATTCATTCATATATTGCCAGCTTTTGCTTAATGCGCTCGGTATGGTTCTACATTCAATCACTTTTCCCTCTGCAAATGCTTTCAGGATAGGATAAAATTCTTTAGCTTGATTTCTGTCCATAATCAATCCTCCAATTTCTTAATAGGTTTCCAATGAGTGATACAAGCCATTCTCCCTTCCCATAAGATGATGAAATCATTACCATCTTTTGGGACGGTAGTACATTCCACTCTTCTGTTTTTGTAAACATTATCAGGAGCCATCTTGCTTGTTACAAAAACTTCTTCTCCATAAGGTGGCAACCCATCCTCAACAGATACCCAGTCTGACTTTCCTAACTCTATCAAAGCATCATGCAATAAGCTATTTGCCTTTCTCAAAGGAGCATTATGCTTATCGCATCCAAATTCCAAGCTATCAATATTGCTGTTGATAACTTCTTGTATCAGCTCTTTAACTTTCTTCTTATCCATAGTTACAAATTAAAATATTCACGTATCTGCTCACCTGTCATGCGATATACCTCAGATATTCGGCAGTCTCTAATTGAGCTATCCCATGCACCGATATACTCATCATTACAACTACCATCAGCAACACGCTCTACGGCTTCTTCTGTTCCTGTTGCAAAGCCAACGCTTAAAAGTTCCTTTTCCTCGTTACTAAGCCCTTTTCCTTCCAAAGCAATATTTAGAGCGATTTGCAACTCGTCATGAGCCTTATCTGAATAGCCTATAGCCTTATCAATATGACTATTGATTGATTTCTCTTTCTTATCCATACTTCCATTTTCTCTTCTTCCCTTCCCCCCCCTGTTGCCAAGTAGAGGGTGGTTAGTTTATTTAAATATACTTTCAAAATTCCAATTATCACCATCGCAATAATCAGATTCTTCTACTCTTGACTTATCAACATCACAATATAAGACACCATATTGTCGTTTTATATGCTTACAGTTGATACAAGCTGGTATTGCTTCCATATTTATTACTATCTATTTATATCCTTGCGGATGGTTAATCAATCTTTTTGATACTATCAATTTCCGTACTCCATAGTACAAACTCTCTATTGGAGCGAGTGCCATCTTTCTTAGCAGGGTTGATTCTTACTTCAATCTCACCATTATAGCCACTATAACCTCGTTTAGGGACGATGCTTGTAATCCAACAAACATTACATCTGGAGCAGCTAACTTTGTCACCAACCTTATATGGAAGGCTTTCTATGTAATCATTTACACGAGAACGAATCTCATCGTTAGCAGCATTGATAATGCCTAGTAGGTTGTTAACTCTTACATTTAATTCTTCTTTCGTCATATCTTTAAATTTATGCCTAAAAGGCGGTTAGGAATTAACTATATAAAGTTGTTCATAAATAGTAGATTTCACAACAATAGGTTCAGAACCTAAGTCGTTATCATCTATCTTGATGGCAATTTCCATATCTCCCTCTTCATCGTAAACATCTTGAAGCTGTTGAATAAATTCACTTATAAGCATTTTATTATATTTTTATGCCCGAAGGCGTTATTAACTTATTCAAAATAGTTTTCTGAATCTCCGTCACAACTTTCATGCTCACATACATTCCGTTTCCAAATCTCACAATAAAGTAAATCTGTTTCAGTTGGTTTTGCATGCTTGCAGTATTTACAAACTTGATACATTGCATTCATACCTATACCTCCATTACTTAAAGAATAAATTCATCGTCATCAAACTCATCCTCTTCATCTTCAGGAAATGGATAAATAGCGAACTGAAAATTGTCTAAATCTTCAATATTCTTATCTGCCATATTAGCAGCTACGATACCAAAGTTATCAGCAATACAAGAAGGCAATTCACCTTCCTCTAGTTTTGTTCTAAATTTCTCGGCTGTACATTCGTCAGGAACGTTAATGAGTTCTACTACTAATCTTATTGTTTTCATACGCTTTACTCCTTAACTTCTTTAAAGATTACATCCTTACCATCAAAACGCATATCCTTAAAACATTGATAAGGGCATCCTTCTTTGTCAGCAAAAAAACAACCTTCACATGAATCACCTTGCTCGACAACTTCAAGAGTAGTGGTTACTCTTTCTCCAACTTTAAGCTCTTTCATTGCTCACCTCCTTCTTTTGGTAGTATGTCAGATAAATAAGCCCACTTGATGATTTGGCATCTGCTAATCGAATGTCTCCAAGATTCCTCATTCCAAAGAATGGATTCTTTAAATTGTAGATAAGCATCGTTATCAAAACCAAGGGTAATAATATCGCTCTTGGCTTTATCTGGCTCTTCTGTATTTGGATGCCACAAGTCCTTCAAGAACTCATTGATAGCCCACTTAGCACCTGCATTAAAACCATCAACATGACCATCTAAGAATGCAAGATGTGTAGGCTTTGAATCATCAAAACCTTTAGCATCTACAACATATTCTGATATTTGTCGTGCAGCTTTTGCTATTTTATTTTTATCTATCATAATTATCTTCCTTTCTTACTATTTTTATCCAATATCTCTTTAATATCGAAATATTGAGCCTTTATAAATTTTTCCATCTCTAACTTGGTTATTCTTCCAATAACCGAAATAGCCCCATCCCTTACAGATACTGAGAAATAATCAGTATTGATAAAACTAATGTTAACATCTATGCTTTCATCATTCATACCTAGTCCTCCATATCTTTATTCTTTGCCTAAAAGTTCTTCATTCCCTATGTAAGGAATGCACTCCATGAAGGCTGCACCGCCAACCATTATATGAACACCTTCTTTGTTCTTATAGGCATACTGGAAGAGATTATACGCTTTCATGTCGTAGCAAGCTATGCTTTTGCAGAGGACATAATCTAATGGCTTGAACTCAGGCTGAGTCTTCTCAATTTCCAAGGTCTCCATGTTCAACTTGCCACCAAATCTTCTCTCGATGATGTTGATGTAGGTCTGAGCAGCATCATCGTTGGCTTTCTCAAATACAGAAGTTAACATTTTGGTTTCTTCTTTATTATAATCTTCTTCGTCACATTCTTTCCAAAGATAATGCTTACCTTTAAATCTTGTGTAGGTATCATCCTCAAACTTTTCAAAGATAATATACACGTTATCTTTACTAACCAATACATCACCTTTCTTCCAATTGAACTTGCGCCAGTCACGCATTTCTTTTGAAGGTAATAATAACGGCTCTGATTCAGGATAATTATAATATCTACCATTATCAAAGAATATTGCCACTCTTCCACCATGATGTGTTACTTTTATAAGGTCATCCGCTACATAATAAAAAAACACATCTCCAAATAGTTGAGAATATAACTTCGTATTTTCTATCTTATCCTTTAGGATTTCCGCTATATTAATCTTTTCTTCCATATCACTTCACTCTTTTAAATTGAACAGCCTTTCCGTCTTTTCTAGTGCTTGCGCTACAGTCAAAATCTCCGCAAACATTCTCATAGATATTGTTACATATCTCATCGAAAAAACAGCCATTACATTGTTCTTTCTCTGTCTCAACCACCTTTAAGACGATTTCTGAGCCTATAGGTAAATCTTCCATAACTTTAATTTCTCATGATGCGACACTTTACAACCTTGTTTACTGCAAGAGGTTGCGATTTATTAAAATTCTCGATGATATTGCGTTCCATCTGCTCAGGGAAGATGGGTTTGGTGGGCTTTGGAATGTAGATGGTAGCTTGGATTTTGCTACCATCACTCAAAGTCATTAAGCACCTTTTTGAAATCTGTTCTATTCCAAACATATTGCTGTCCTCCTAATATTTGCATCCGTGTAGGTACGGACGAGATTCGTTATACTGCATTTTCAACTTGATATGCTCCATCAGGTCGATATTGTTGTTCTGTGCTAGGGCGAAAACCTGTATGAGTGTCTTCTGGATAATCTTTGAGATATACCAATACGCCGAGTTGTTGTCTGTAAACGAGCATAGGAAACTGATGATATGGTAGAAATCTTTAGCTATGCCACACTTGTATTTAATCTTTGCGATTCCATACTCTTCTTTGAGATAAGAGTCGCTTTGAAATTCTGTTGGTCTTTTGGTGTCCATCCATCCCAAGAGTGATAAGATTCGGATGCCAACGTCAGCGAACTCGGATTCTACCGTTCCTTCAAGAGTGTTCTTGTAGGCAGTAGGAATATCTCTTCCCATCTGAATCTCGCTCTCATATTCTTCGATACTTCCGTGTCGGTTGTGTCTGTCTGCCTGAACAGCTTCTGCCATTTCTGTGATAATGAGCATCAGAGCTGTTGTTATATCTGTGTTGTCAGGATAGAAACCATGTCTTTGTGCATTCAGGTAAGCATCGTTTGCCAAGACAACCAGTTTCTTCTGTGTAATAATTTCTTTTTCCATATTGTTCTTGATTTATAATTTTCTGATAGTGTTTAAATCCACATAGCAAAGCTATGACTTGATAGTGAATGCCATATCGTTGAGGGTGCGGCACCAGTTTATCTTACCTTCTTCGCACAACTCATTGATGGCTAGATAAGGCTGATGGCATCCTCGGTTAATGATTTCAGATGTGAGTACGTGTGGCGGCACGATGTGAGCAGCTTCACGCTCTGCCTGAATCTCAGCGATGATGGCTAGGATTTTTTCTTTCTCTGTCTTCATTTGGCGAAGGTAAGAATGATACGTGGGTAACTTCGGACTGGAACATTAATTGTTCCCACATTCCGTTTAGGTCTTGCTGGTACCACAAGCCATCGTGCATTGTTCCGATGATTGGGTTGCCTTTATACCATAGTACCATGGTCTTGTGGGTAAACATGGCTTTGTGCGCTTTGCTTATACGCTTGCCTACCTTGATATATCCAAAATTTATTTTAGTAATTGCAAAAATTTCCATAAGCTAGAAGAGTGATAGCTGACCAGTCTTGTCGTGGTAGTGATTCCCAGAAGGGAATATCAGTTCCTCGAACATGGCGGTCAGGCAGTTTGTTACTATTGAGTTTCCTGCTAGTGCATATAGTTTGCTTTTGCAGATGATGAGTTGACCAGACTTCTCCTTGCTCAGGAGTTTGTCTATGTCAACTTCGTGTACTCCCATCAGTCGGAAACAATCTCTTGGAGTGTACTTTCTGATTTGGATGGAGTATTTCTTTCCGTTTGGTGCGGTGTGAATGATTTCTTTGTTCATGATTGTTACGAATGTCATGTTTGCTGTATCTATGGTAGTCTTGATGGTAGGGGAGATTCCTTGCAAAACAGCTTGGTTGTAGATGTCGAGAACTTGACCGCCTACATCAGGCTTCACCTTCCCTGATAGGAGCAGGGATTTCATTCTCTTTCCTCCTGTTATCATATCTCTTTAACGATTAAGAAAAGTGGGATGCAATTACCTCCGTGACCCATAGCAGAATTGAGAGTAGGAGAGATTCCTTTGGTGGAATAGACTCTGGTCTGCTGCTCTATTCTGCCTTTGATTTGGAGGTTTGCTAGCTTTATAATTTTGTCGCACATTCTTTTATTTTTAAGATAAATGTATTGTGTTCAAAGGAAGCTGTTGTGATGGTTGGTGATATTTTTGTTTTAATTTACCCACCTTTGAAACTTCCGTGTTTGTTTCTGAATATTATCATACTCTTTTTATGATAAGAACTCCACCTTTCGGATAATGAGCGGTGTCTATGAGGTTCATGATACTTATCATAGAGAAACTGGCTGTGACTGCTACAGAGCATCCATCAGCAGTTTTCGGTATTGCTATCTTTGGGGTAGAGTTTTTCGATTGATTCATTGATGTCTGCTTTGGTGAGATACTTTTCGAGTAGGGGCTGGGATAGGAAATATTCGGGAGATACACCATCTTCCAAGATGTCCTCAACCGTTGTCTCCAGTTTAATGGGAGAAGGGAAGTGATACTCTGGGTTCGGCTCGTCCTCTGTTCTGAGTATGGAGATAACGAAGATGCGCTCACGATTCTGTGGGATTCCATAATCTTTGGCATTGAGCACCTTGTAGAAGGAGGTGTAACCGAAGGAGTCAAGGTCTTTGACGTACTGGAAGAAGTACTTCCTCATTGACTTTGAGAGAAGACCTTTTACGTTCTCTAGCATAACATACTTTGGTTTCTTGACTGCCAGCATTCTCTTCTCCTGAAAGATAAGGGATGAGCGTGTGCCGCTTCCTTCCTCTGCTCCTTGGCGAAGTCCTGCATTGGAGAAATCTTGGCATGGTGAAGACCATGATATGAAGTCGAAGTCGGGAACCTCATTCCAGTCTATCCTTGTCACGTCTCCGAAGTTAGGTATATCTCTTCCGTGCAGAAGTCCGTAGGCTTGGATGGCTGATGGTTCTATCTCTGAGTAGCCCACTACCTTAAAGTCGAACTCAGGATGCTTATCTTTGAGGTACTTGAAGGCTAGGCTCTGACTGCCATAGCCAGCGAATGCCTCAAAGACTCTGAGAGGATGCTGCTTGTTGTACTTACTGATTGCTATCATTTTGGTAAACAGATTTGTGGTTTATGGATTCCATTGGATGCCCAAGCGTTCCAAGGTTCCGTTATCACGATATATCTCCAACTGCTTTCGGCATAGGCTATGAGGATTCTTTTGCAGAAGCTCTATCATACCCATGATGCGTGTCTTGAAAACGTTGTCCTTATCCGCATTTGTTACGTTCTGTTCAGCCCTCGTTTTTGCGATGAGTTGACTGATTTCGGAAGGATTCTCGTTAACGGCTGCTGGCGGTGGTGTTGCTCCGATGAGTTCGTCTTCCCAACCTCGCTGGTTGAGGAAGGTTTGGAAGTTCTTGCGATACTGCTTGTCGGGCTGTGAGATTACATAGAGAGGAATATACTCTATAGCTGCCTTGCGGTCTTTCAGGCTCATGGAGTTCCATTTCTTTTCGAGTTTTGCTTTGCATCCTACCTTCTTGTCGTACAAGTTCCATGCTCGCTCAAAGGTATATTCGTCTTTGATTTCCTTTGGAGGAGCGGTTACCTTATAGCCTTTGGCTTCTAAGAATTTTATAAAAGCATTGGTTAGTTCTTCTTCATTCTTAGCTGTTTGCATATCAAAAGCACTTGCTATAATTTCAAATGCGACATTTGAGGATTGAATTATATCATTCATAGTTCACCATTTAAATAATTGTCGATTGCTTGGATAAATTCATCTATAGAGCGGACGATGATGTACTTGCCACCATGTCTTTCTACTTCATACTGGAATACCTCCTGTTCGGGTTCCTGCCTACCTTTCGGTGTTTTATTTTCGATGCAGAGGAAACCGTACTGGGAGGTGCGCTTTAGGAGCAGCATATCAGATACTCCTGCCTTCATGCCTTCTTCTTTGAGCCATGCGGCTTGTCGGGAAGTTCGCTTGCCACCATTCGGAACGGCAAAGAAAACACCTTCAAGGTCAGGATATACCCCACGGATATACCTGACCTCTGCGGCTTGCAAGTTGTGCTCATCGTAGGATGAACGCTTGCGTATCTTCTTGCCTTCCTGCTGTAGCTTTGCCTTGATTTCAGCGTAGCTTGCCATTACCAGTCGGTTGAGAAAAGGTCGTTGAGAGATTCTTCCCCCATCAGACGGATAGCTTCATTAACAAGGTCTGCGTTCTTGAAGTAAACGCTTCCATCGTTTGTTCTCTGATTATATCTTGGAACTAAACCTTCTTCGTCCTTAACGATAGCCCAGTTTTCGTTATCGCAACCGAACTTAGGTTTCCATCCATCATTGAGATACTTGGCGATGTTCTGCAACTTATTGAAAGCAGCACAACGTTTAACCTGAGCACGAGTGGCGCAGTTGACGGAATCTTCGTAACTTGAATAATTCTGTTTTCCTTCAAGAATCTTGTTTTTGTCACAAAGCCAATATGCAGTCTTATCAAGGTAGAGTTCTTTGAGAATATCATCATAAGTGATAGGATTGCCTTCCTTATCATCAGGAGCAGTTTCATGTTCCGTCTTCTGACGAACCATCAACTTACCTTCCTCATCGAAGAAGAAATGGAGGTTATCAGGGATAGGGTACTCTACTGCCGAACCATCAGCAGGAATGCGCAACTTAGATAGGGTTGCCTTTCCGTTATTGATGTTGGTAACGTCCTGATTACTGATGCCTTCTGCATGAATATCAGGAGTCTCTTCCTCGGCATTCTCTGCCATCTTCTTGGCAATCATGTCTACACCTTTGCCAACGATTGCTCCGAAAAGCATCTGTGCAAATGGTGGTAACTCTGGGGTGTTGTTGCGCTGACGATTACGTCTGTTGTTGCGCTTGTCGTTTCTACGTGTCATATCAACTATAATTTTGTAAAATGTTATTAAACTCGTCTTCTGTAACACCATCTGCATAGAGTATCGTGAGGATGGTGTCTAAGACTCTACTATATACTTCATTGAAGGCTGGCTCATCCATCTTGGCGAAGGAGATAGACTTGGCTCTCTCCAAGAACTTCTGTCCGTTGAGGTCGTAAAGCGGTTCGCTGAATCCTGATGTTATCAGAAGCTGCTCACGGAATGTGTCTATAGAACGTAGGTTTGTGCGCTGCTGCTCTGTGAGACAATCCCATGCTGCTCTGATAAGGGAGAAGAACTTGCGGTGAAACTTTATGTTCCTTGGTCGAACTATGTTCGCCTTGACGATGGAACCAACCTTTATCTTTTTCATTTCCTCGTAATCATCATCCGTGTAGGGGCGAAGACCAGTGGAGGTTCTTACTAGATGGATTTCCATACCTTATATATTATTGGTTTGGGGCAGGGAAGGGAAGTCCCTGCTGTTGACCACCTGCATATTGAGCGTTCTGCTGAATAGGTTGACCGCTTGCATTAACCTGAGGGGGAAACTGCTGTGGCTGGCTCATAGGTATAGGCTGTTGCTGATAATACCCACCAACTGGCTGAGGTGCTGCACCAACCTGACTCTGGACAACCTGACCTTGCTGCTGACCATTTGGTCGTTCCACCTTCCAGCAGTCCAACTGATTGAACCAACGTCCTTCCTTAGATTGGCGTGCCTTCAATCCGATGTGGGCGGTGATGATTTCTCCTAACTGAATGTTGAACTGCTGCAACTTGTCTGAGCCATATACCGAGATAACGGCTCTTGAAGGGTACTGCTCGTTCAACTCTTCGATAGTGTACTCACAAGAACTCCATTGGGTTCCGTTTTGGGAAGTTCCCATTTGAACTTGCCCTGCTGCAATAATCTTGCCTGTAAATTTTACGTTCATATCTATACTTAATTAAGTTTGATTTTTATTGACGGCTTGGTTGTCGTTTCCTTTAGATAGTGCTCATAGTGGTCAGGCTCCGTGTCCTTGAACAGCTTCGTGTCGAAGGTCTTCTTGGTGGTTGCTGCCACATAAGAGTAGGAACCGATATTGGTCTTGATGGATTTCTGCTTGTTGGCTTCCATCATCTTCATTATCTGCTCCTTCAAATCATCCTGCTTGATTTTCAGGGCATCCATACGAGCGGTTATTAATCTGAACTCCTGCTCTAGTGCTGAAAACTGCTCAGGAACTTCCACCTTATACTGATAGTCTGTATCATCTGCGAGATAAGCGTTGATTAAATCGTCAATCTGATAATCAGCTACCCTAGGGAGTGGCTGGAACTTGCTCTGTCCGTTCTTGAACCACATACATACAATCTCCTTCACCTTCAAGTCAGGATTCTGCTCCTCGAACCATTTGGCATAGATTGATAGCTGGAGCGATACGTTGTCGTAGTGAAGGGTGGCGGTGGTCTTGTAGTCTACCAGATAGATGTTGCCTTCGTTGTCGGCAAAGATTCCATCAATGGCAGATGCGAAGTTCTCACCATCTGTAACAAGATACTCGGATGCTACATAGTGTAAATCGTATGCGACTAACATGCTGTGGAAGGCTTGAAGCTCTTCCGTAGGATTCGGGTACTTCTTGATGTCTGCATCGAAGATGGAGCAGAAGGTTTCAAACGTGTTGTGGATAAGCCCTCCTCGCTCTGCTGCCTTCTTCAATGCAGACTCGGGAATATTCTTATAGGTGTCGGGGAAGGCTTTCTTGATGAGCGTTCCCGTCACACCTTTCAGTTCCTTCTTGCCGATGAAGTACTGATGAGACTCCTCAATGAATGTGACTTTTGGCACATTCAGAGTAATTTTCTTTGTTGCTGCTGTCATATTATTGTATACCTAATTGTTTCTTCTTTGCTGATACTGCTTGCATGAACTGAGCGTTAGAGCAGAGTGGCTGGTAATGCTGAATTACCCACAACAGATTGTCTTTGGTAACACATCTGCTCAGATAACCCAATCCTTCGTTCAGGTCATTCGGGTTGTACTGAGGGAATGCTTGCTGCTTGGCGGCTTGTGAAGGCTGGGCGGTTGGCTGCTGAGTCTGTGTCTGTGTCTGCTGCTGCGCTGCTCTACTATCCTGAGCACCATATTTGCTATCAATATCTATGATGTCTTTTCCTGCCTCGAAATAAACGTCTGCTGCTACACCCAGTGCCTTCATAGAAACCGACAAGGCGTCTGTGAGTGCCATCTTGTAGCATTCATCAGATACGTATGCTCCCTTGCTTTCCATTGATACTTCTGACGAACCTCCTGTTCCTTGGATGGCATCTGACCATTCTCCGTTCACCTTGATAAAGAGGTCGATGTTGCAATAGGCTTTAACCTCGCTTCCGAAAGTCTCTGTCCACTGCTTGGTGATTACGTACTTCCAACCGATTCCGCACACACCAAACTGCTCTGTCATTGCCTTGATGCGCCACATTGGGTTGATGTCGTGTTTTCCTCTAAGTCTTCCTGACTGAATTTGTCTGAGTGCCTCTTGAGGAACGACTTTGAGTTTATTGTAATAATCTAAATTACCCATATCTTATATGTATTAAGTTGTTATTGATATTTCCATTCATAGCGGCTGCATTTGTAGCCACCATCTGGGTTCTTATTCGGGTTGTCACACATAGTCAAGAAGAGACAATCGTGACAACTATTTGCTTTATATCTCATATTGTATGGTTTAAATGTTCAAAATAAAAACCCCACGGTTCTCACGAATGGTGGGGCGAGAGTTTTTTATTTTTGTTTAACCTGAGCGGTCGCTACCGCATCGTAAATGTAATCTGTATGAAATTTACTAATATGTCAATATTTGCAATTTCCTTAATAAAGGAGGGGCAGTAAAATGAATATGATTAAAACTGCCACCTCCGTGGAGCGACCTCTATACAATCTTGGCGGATGCTGAATCGCTCCTTGGTTCCCTTCTGCATTCATGGAGGCTTAGGACTCCCAGCACTAGTAATCGCACATATTGTGATATATCTGATTTCTATAAAATAACCAATTATAACTATTGAACCGAATAGAAAGAAAGCGTGCTGGCTGCATTAGAACCGATTTGTAGTTGTGCGCTCCTACCTTTAGATGCTACCTTATTATATAAGGGTCACGGCATCAGGTCTGCTTCTTCACAAGTGAACTCCAAGTTTTTCCAAATTCCACCTATCAGGTGTATGTACTCGCTTGCCACTTCCACGTCTAAGCACCATCTGTGGTTAATGATGCTCCTTTTGGGTACGTGTACCTCTCTAGGAAGGTTTATCCTATCCGATACTAAGCCTTGGAATCGGGCTATATGGGGCGCAAGGTGGGACTCGAACCCACGACCTCGAAGGCTCATAAACCTTCATACTCTACCAACTGAGTTACTTGCGCTGGGTAAAAACTTAAAACATGTAAAATTATAACGACTAAAGTTATAGTGGAGACTGGGAGTAGCAAACTCCAAAAAACCTCTGCTGTTTTCAATGACTGAAATATTATAAGACTTAACACACTAATAACTTAATACTTAACTATTCTTGTGAGGTTCAGTCTCCGTATATTACTTACCTACCTCCTTGAAGTAGGAGTGAATTTCCTTAACGGCAACAGCGAAAGCGATTACGCTGGCTACCAACATTACATCTGCTATCATAAGTTTATCTGTTTAATGGGTAAAACAATAGGCTGCTGCCTCTGATTTCAACTCAGCCATGCTCTTTCTGCGGTTCTGAGTCATCCACTCTTCCAACTCACTCTTCTTGAAGTAGAGTCTGTTGACATTTGGTTTATAGCAAGGAATGATGCGGTTCCTAACGTTTTCTCTCACTCCTCTAACCGTCATGCCAAGAATGATTGCAGCTTCATTAATGTTGAGCACATTCTTTGCAGCTATGAGCGAATACTGCTCGATGCGGTCTAGCTGCTCTTTAATTTCTGGGTCTATCATATCAGTTGAATTTGATGGTTTGTTGACTGGCACTAGCTGCCTTGGCTGGCTCTGTTCTACCAGTGCCCTTATCGCTGGGAGTGTTCTCCTGCTCTATTAAGGGGAGAATGCCCTTCGCTTTGAGTGATTCATATAGGAAGATTCTTCCTTTCGTTGTCCACTCGGTGTTGTACTTCACATCATGCCGACCATCACTCCTTACGATGTCTACTGCTCTGCTGTGAACATATCCACCTTCTAAGAACTGGGCAAACAATATCCATTGACCTCTTACCTTGTGTTGGATTCTCATAGATTCCAACTCCTTGTTTAACCTCATGGCACTCATTCCGTAGTCCTGAGCAATCTGAGTAACGGTCATAGTGGCATTACTCTGCAAGATTTTGTCGTAGTAGCTGACCTTAGGCAGCATTTCGGTAATCTTGTTGCCGAGTTCCATGTTCGTCTTGCTGATAGTGACGATTTGCTCCTGCTGCTTCTTATTTTCCAAAGCTAGCTGCTGTTTCTCTTCCTCAGCCTTGACCAGAGATTTGAGAGCTTCGAGATAATTCTGAGGAACGGATGGCTTTTGATGTTGCTCTTCCAGTTCCTTCCATCGTTTAATCAACTTGGCTCTCGCTTCATCGTTGAACTTGGTGGCGATGTAGAGACATTCTTCTTTGTTGAGAGAGAAGTAAGGTCTCATCTTGTGACCACCATTACTAATTTCCATCTCTTCTTGCATCAGCGCAAATTTGCGCTCTTGCACCTTTTCCCAAGCTGGCTCCATATTTCGGATGGCTCTCATTATATCTTTATGAGCCTTGCCAGTAATCTCTGCAATCTGTAGTGATGTCATTCGGTCACCATCTACAATAGTTGAAATTTCATTCATAAGAACCTCCTTTTTTATTATTAAAGGAACACAACCCTTTCGGTCTCTACTCCTCCGAACTCATTCAGGGCATCATTCCTGATTTCTTCGGCTTGCTTGCTCTGACTTCTAAAAGCTAGTGCATTGTAGATTGTTTCTCTTCTGCAACCATACCTTGCGGCAAGCATTTTTCGTCCTTCAAGCGAAACTTTGATAATTTTTATCTTTTTTACTTGCATATCTTAATTTTTTATTGTACTTTTGCTTTTAACAAATAAGCATCTTGTTGTTTACGAGTGCAAGGGTAGTCAATACTTGCTAAATCTCCAAATATTTAGCAAGAAATTGTTAGCCGATTATGATTAATTAATTATGGTTTATAAATGCAAAATGTATGGAAGTAACTATTTATCAGCGAATTATGCTAATTTTAGAGGATAAGCAAGTATCGGTTAATGCTCTATCAAAGTTAGTCGATATGTCTCAAACTACCCTTAATACTCAGTTGAAGGGTGAGCGTGCTTTGTCTGCAAACGTTGTTGCCAAGGTTCTTGTAGCTTATCCTGACGTGTCTGCCGAGTGGTTGATGCGTGGTATTGGTACTATGTATCACAAAGATGGTGTTGGCGATTCTCCTTATATGGTTGCCGAGACTCCTCATCATGACGAACCAATGGTTGCCGAACCTAATCAGGATGATTTCGTCTGGAAGGCGAAGTACGAAGAGTTAGAGAAACGCTACGACCAGCTACTATCTATCTTAGGCGGTGGCATGAGACAAGCAAATGTAGGGTAATTAAAATGTGGTAGAAAAATGAAAGTATTAAGATGGATTGGTGTTATTCCTGCTTCTATAGTAGGAATGTATGTATGTTACTTGTTTTCTATGTTAACTGGTTATTTGAACTTTGGATGGGGAGTAACTATTAATGGAGAAACGATTAATATAGTCGGTGCTATAGTTTCGATATTGGCGAATGGATTTGCTGGATATGGATTTGTCTATTGTGGTGCTTACGTTGCTCCAAGATATAAGGGTGTCACGGCATTACTATTGATGATTGTTCTTGTGATAGGTGTGATATTGGGAATTTACCAAGATTTCACTTTAGGGCGAGCAACTATATTAGAGACTATTAAGTTGCTGGTAAATCCTATTGGTTCATATATTGCTTTTGAGTCAATTAAAGAAGATGTTATAGCAAACATAAAAACACCTGAAAGACCGATGCAGGACTTCGGTGAAAGCAGGGAAGACTACATGAAAAGAGTGAATGAATATCGTGATAAAATGAAAGAGATAAAATCTCGTAAATGGTATAATGTATGAATGTGTTTTTATTAATTCTTCTGTTAATAGTACTTTCTATTATCTTGGGTACAATGCTGAACTGGATATTGGTGGCAATGAAAGGAAATGACTTAGTGTTGGTTCATAAAAGAATGGGGGTAATATAATGGAAGTATTTATTGGTATAATGTTGCTTTTGGCTATTATTGCTATAATATTTGTACAGAGAATAATAAGCGTGAATCGTGAGCTAAGTGAAAAAAGAGCAAAGGAAATACTAGGAAATATGAGGAATAGTGAACCTCGCACAATACCAGAACCGAACAAGCAGGATTTTGGTAGATGCGCTAATGCAGTTGGTCACTTTGGTTTTGATGTATCAAATCCTATACGAATTTCAAGTATTTACGATGCTTGTTTCAATAAATATATTAATGGTATGTATATAGGCAGAGAAAGAATCTCTGGTTATATTGTTGTTTCTAAGTGTTGGTGCTCTTTGTTCGGAGAGAAACCAATTTATAGGGTTGGCATTAGAAAAAGTGACAAGAAAAGTTTTTCAACGCTATATTTTATTGAGGATGGTATAACGAAGCCACAATATTATCCTGATGGAATTTTGGATGGCTCCGATTTGTATTTTCAAGATGTTGTTGAGAATGGAGGTCATGTTTCCTTTAAGGATAGCTATTTCCAAAATAGAATGTTGCTGAAAAAGGAAAGTTCACAAAAAGAAATACCAATTCTTAAAGAAAAAGTGTATAGCTTTCCTTTTCCAAAGAAGAAAGATGATGAGGATTCTAGTCAATTTGCATCAAGAGTTGAAGACCAAAGGATACGCAAAATGTTGTCTGACGATTATTGGAAATTTGTTAATCTGCATAAGAAAATTGCGCCTGGGCTTTCCGAGATTGCGAAAGAAACTAACGAGGAATTTGCACAGAAATGGGAGAAGATAACTGGTATCAAACGAAACGAGGGGGAATCGGCTTGGAAGTATATGATGAGAGTCAAGCCATATAAGGATAAGATATTAGCTTTACAACGTAAGCAACAAGAACTGGAGCAAAAATTGAAAGCAGCAAAATCAAAGTCCGAGTATGAAGCTGACGAAATATTAAAGAATTACAATGGAGAAAAATAATTTTCCCAACTAGAAAAATAAAAATCTCTGCAAGGCTGGCTGGCTGCCTTACAGAGATTTTTTTATTCCTTGTCGAAGAACTTGTCAATGAGTCCCATCGCCTCATCCTTCTTCTTATCCACAATCTTAGCATATATCTCGGTAGTGGATATTCGGGAGTGACCGAGCAGCTTGCTGGTGGTGTAGATGTCGGCTCCCAGCGTGAGCATCATCGTTGCGAAGGTGTGCCGAGCGGTATGCACAATTTAAGCAAAAGCAACGGAAAGTGAATATGAGAGAAATGAACTGCAAGTGGTTGAGAATGAGCAATATTTCATAATTCTGCC